AACACAAGTGGTGAGGCTGGTGGCGTCGGCGCGGGGTATGGTCAAAGTGCTGGTGGTGGCAGTGCCGGCGGAACTGCCGCTAGGGCTGGTGGGGCTGGTGGTGCATTTGGGGGCACGGGTTCTACAGGTGCTAATGGCAGTGTTTCAAATGGTTCTGTTGGTGGCTCTGCTGGTAACGCAATCACAGGCATTAGCAATGTTACACTGACAAATACTGGCACAATCACAGGATCGCAAGCTTAGAGGGAATCGTCGTGCCGTTATCCAAACTACAATTTAGACCGGGCATCAATAACGACCTTACCTCATATTCAAACGAGGGTGGCTGGCGTGACGGTGATAAGGTGCGTTTTCGTTTAGGGTATCCTGAAAAAATTGGTGGGTGGTCTAAGTATGCATCTAGCACCTATTTAGGATCAGCAAGAGCGCTTCATAACTGGATTGCTCTTGATGGTTCAGATTTTTTAGGTGTAGGCACACACCTAAAATACTATGTGGAAGAGGGTGAGTCGTTCAACGATGTCACCCCAATACGCAGCACAACAACACAAGGTGACGTAACGTTTGCAGCCACCAATGGTAATACTACCTTAACGGTAAATCATACAAATCACGGCGCTAATCAAAATGATTTTGTTACATTTAGTAACGCTGAATCACTTGGTGGTCTTGTTACAGCCACCGTATTGAACCAAGAATATCAAATAACCAGAATTATTAACGCATCATCGTATGAAGTCACTATGGCTGTTACAGCTAATTCTAGTGACACTGGCGTTGGTGGTGGTGGTGTGGGCACGGTTAGTCTTTCTGGCACAGGTGTTGGTGGCACAGGTATAAAGACAGTTACCGTTGGCACGTCTGGCACAGGTGTTGGTGCTCTTACGTTTTCATCTCCAAGTAGTAACGGTGTTGGTAACCTCACTATTTCTGGTGCTTCGACAGGTAGTGCAACCACCACAGGTGTTGTTCAAACAACCACGAGCGGATCTGGAGCAGGTGCGACGTTTACTGTAGTTGCTGGCTCTGGAGCCTACACAGTGACTGTGACTGCTATTGGCTCTGGTTACGTTGTTGGTGAAGAAATACTGATTGAAGGTCAGAACCTTGGCGGCACAAAAGGAACGCATGACCTAACACTAACCATAACACACCTTGCTGGCTCTTCTGTTGGCAGCACAACGCACAATAACGTAGCTCAGACAAGTACAAGTGGCAGCGGTTCAAGCGCACAGTTTAGTGTTACTACAGACGGTGATGGTGGGTACAGTCTAAGCGTATCAACTGTAGGTTCAAACTATGCCGTAAATGATACAATTACCATTGCTGGAACCAGCGTGGGCGGTACGACTCCAGCCAACGACATAGTTCTTACTGTTACTCAACTTTCAGGAACATCTATTGGCACAAGCACTTTCACAGATGTTGTTCAAACGAGCACGACTGGTTCTGGGAGTGGAGTAAAATTTACAATAAGCACGGACGGTTCCGGCGGGTACACAGTGGACGCTGTAACAACGATTGGATCTGGCTACTCCACTAGTGGTGGTAGCAACGCAATTACTATTGCTGGCACAAGTCTTGGTGGAGCGACTCCAGCCAACGATTTAGTTCTTACGATAACAGACTTAACTTCTGTTTCATTTACTGGTGTCACACAAGCAAGTACCAGTGGCAGCGGCTCTGGTGCGGCATTTACAATAACAGTTAACGGTTCAAATGTTTATTCTGTAGATGCTATAACTGCAATCGGCACAGGATACGCTGTCAATGACACTATAACCATAGCTGGAGCAAATCTTGGCGGCGCTACCAGCGCGAATAATTTAACACTTACCGTCACTGGTCGTAGTTTTCCTACTATAGCAAATTATCAAATAAATGTGGGATTGGACACGACGGTTGGTGGTACTGGTTGGGGTGCAGGGTTGTATGGTGGATTAACATCGGGTCCACTTCAAACTACAATCAACGAAGGTGGCACCTTTAGTTCAACAGACACAACACTAACAGTTACCAGTGCCACGGGAATAGTGGCAAACGACATTCTACTCCTTGGTGATCCAACTTCTGTTCCTGCACAACTTGAGTTTGTTTTTGTAACAAATGTGGCTACTAATGATCTTACCGTTGTACGAGGTCATGCTGGGTCAGGTGCGGCTACAAATTTAGCGGGAACTGGTTCTTTTGTTGTAGCAAGAACTCATGCCGATGGGTCACTGATTACGCTCATAAAAGGTAATGCTAGTGCAGATGATGACTACTTTGGGTGGGGAGAAGCAGCATCCGGTGGTTTAACAACAACTACGCAGATTAGACTCTGGACACATGACAATTTTGGCGAAGATCTACTCATCAATCCAAGAGACTCTAACATCTTTTATTGGGAGAGGAGTCTTGGCACAGGTGTACGAGCAAAAGAGTTATCTACAATAGATGGCACAAAGACATCTGTCCCTACAAAATGCAAGCAGGTCATGGTGTCTGACCGTGATCGTCACGTTCTTGCTTTTGGATGTGATGCCATCAACACTGATCCAACCGCAGTTCAAGGTGATGGAGTACAAGATCCTTTATTGATTCGCTTTTCAAGTCAGGAGAATCCAACCACTTGGTATCCAGCCGCGACTAACACCGCCGGGGATTTACGTCTTGGCTCTGGGTCCACCTTTGTAAAGGCTATCGAAACGAAACGTGAGATCTTGGTGTGGACTGATACAGCCCTCAACTCACTCAGGTTTATCGGTCCGCCATTTACCTTTGGTTTACAGCAGCTAGCCAACAACATCACTATCGCTGGACCCAATGCAGTTGCAGCAACAGAGGACTTTGTGTTCTGGATGGGCATCGATAACTTCTATGTCTACGCTGGTCAGACAACTCAGCTACCCTGCACTGTCAAAGACCGTGTGTTTGAGGACATAAATATTGAGCAGCTAGACAAAGTGTACGCTGGTGTGAACTCTGAGTTTGGTGAAGCAGTTTGGTTTTATTCATCTTCAGGTGCTACAGACAATGATCGTTATGTGGTATACAATTATCTAGATAAGATATGGTATTACGGTACGCTCTCAAGAAATGCGTGGTTGGACCGTGGAACTCGGAACTTCCCATTGGCTACGCAGGGTGGTTATTTGTATAACCATGAGTTTGGTAACGATGACGACGGCACTGCAATGACTTCGTACATTGAGTCAGCGGCTATGGACATACAAGACGGAGATCATTTCTTGTATATCCGCAGAATTGTTCCAGATCTCACGTTTACTGGATCTACAGCACTAAGTACACCACAAGCCACATTTACTATAAAAGCGCGTAACTTTCCGGGCGAAGATTTTAACAGTACAGGGTCTGGCACCGCAACTAGAACACAGGTCACACCTGTAGAAGAATATACAAACCAAGTACACGCTAGAATCCGTGGCAGATCCTTTGCCTTTAGAGTAGAAAGCACGGCCCTTGGATCTAAGTGGAAGCTGGGTAGCCCACGAGTAGATATAAGACAAGATGGTAGACGCTAATGGCTAGTAATGAAATTGCACCACCAAGACTACCAGAAGCACCACAAGAATATTCTGCTTCTCATATGCAGGATCTTATTAGAGCGTTGGAATTATTTATTGAGCAGGAACGAAACCCCGGTCAGTTGCGTGGCACTAAAATAACACTGACGAACTTACCAACAAGCGCGACTGGACTTGAGACAGGAGCACTGTATAATGATGGTGGGACTGTAAAGGTAGCATAATGGCATTATTTGGTGATCTTGGAAAAGCATTAGGGTTGGGTGACACTGACACGGGCGATCTGCTGGCTGTTGCTGGCACTGCTGCTGGGTTCTATTTCGGTGGTCCAGCAGGCGCGGCCCTTGGTTCTGGGATCGGTAGTCTAGCTGGTGGCAAATCAGTCAACGATGCTTTGACAAATGCTGCGCTAGCCTACGGCGTTACAAACTTTGTGTCACCAAATCTAATGAGTCCGTCGGCGCAGGCATCTACTTCTAGCGTGTTTGGCCCGACAACCATGCAAAATTCTTTGTATAGTGTGCCCACTGCACAAGGGGCTGCACAAATAGACACAGCAGGTGGAATGGTGGGAGATCCAACGTATTATTATGGAGACGCTGCTGCCGAAACCGCCGCTGGTTCATCCGGTGGTATAGGCGAGTTCTTTAGTGGTATGGACACAGGCGATTATTTGATGGCTGGTAGTTTGGGTCTTGGCGCTGCTGGTGCACTCGGCTTACTTGGTGGGCCAGAAGAGCAAGGTGGAACTCCTCGTCCAGACCCACAGGGTGAAGCTTGGGACATAATGTTTAAAGGTGAGACATACGATTTAGATAACCCAACGCAGAAGGCGGCGTACACAGAGGCAAAGGCGCAGACGCAAAGACCAGACTTTGAGTATGATCTGAATGCTGTACGGTTTGCAGAAGGTGGCGCTATGGGTTATGATGTACCCGTAAGGGGTGAGGTCGCTGGACCCGGAACAGGCACCTCTGATTCAGTGCCTGCCAAATTATCGGATGGTGAATTTGTATTAACCGCCAAAGCCGTGCGCGGTGCAGGCGGCGGAGACAGAGACATGGGAGCGGCTCGTCTCTATGATATGATGGCAGAATTGGAGGCCACAGCGTAATGGCAACACAAACACAAGAAGTAACCCAAAGACTTGCTCCGTTTCAGGAAGAGTATTTAGCTAATATATTTAAGCAGGCAGAGGGATTAAAAGGCACAGGTATGCCTTTTGCTCCACAGCAAGTTGCGGGTCTAACTCAAGAACAGTTAGGTGCTGGTCAGCTAGCAATGGGTGGTGTGGGTTCATATCAACCGTACTTAAATGCAGCTACTCAATTTGCTGGGCCGGGTGGTGCATTCGCATTTATGAATCCATATGAAACGGCTGTTGTTGATCAGTCTATGGCTGACATTGCGCGTGGCGGTGTCATGCAGCAGGGGCAACTGGCTGGACAAGCTACAGGTGCAGGAGCTTTTGGCGGCTCTCGCGCAGCCGTGGCATCTGGTGAGTTGGCTCGTGGTACATTAGAGCAGCAGGCTCGTACTTCAGGGCAGCTTCGCGCATCTGGTTTTCAGCAGGCGCAGCAGGCGGCACAACAAGCCGCTGCACGGTTCGGTCAATTAGGCACAGCCTCGCAGCAGATGAATGTGCAAGACATTAACACACTGTTGGGTATTGGTAGTCTGTATCAAGGGCAGAGTCAGACAGAGCTAGACGCTGCACGTCAGAACCTGTTGGCACAACAAGCGCTTCCATATCAAGAGATTGGCTTCTTGTCAGACATCTTCCGTGGTGTACCTGCATTGCAGCAGACAACCAGCACACAGTCTACACCAGATCCAAGCACAATGCAGCAGCTTGCAGGTCTTGGTATAGCTGGACTTGGTGCCTACAACTACTTTAACTAGGAGACAGGCAGTGATTGGTGACGAATTAGGTAGACTTAGAAATCCTGTGCTAAACCGCAGAATGTTTACTACGCCACAGCAACGGGCTGCAATGGCTCGTGGTCCTGTTGGTATTAATGCGTCTGGTCCAGAGCTAATACGCGCTACATCTACAACAGGAAATCCTTTTATCGATCAGGGTTTAGTTAATCGTAGACAGGTAGCCACGCAAAATCCAGTGATCGACCTTAGTGGACCTACACCTATTCTGACCCCCGCGCAGTTATCTGCCCGTAATCGTGGAACCACAACAAATCAAGGTGAGTTTGAGGGTGTTGGCCCACAAACAGATCCGGGCATGACACCACCTACAAACCAAAGAAGCGATGAAGAAGCGGAAGAGTCAAGAAGAATTGGTGGCAGTGCCCCCGGTATATTGGATGACGTTCCTGATTCATTTATCCAGCCAAAGCCAAAAACTGGTGGTGTAACAGACAAGTCTCCAGACGAGAAAAAAGGCAAAAAATCTGCAAAGAGCGCAATGGATGAAGTCCTAGATAGAATTGCTGGTATGAGTGGAACCGAAGATGCTGATAAAAAGACACGCAAACAAAAATTCCAAGAAGCTAAAGACTTTTTAGTTGAAGCAGGTGTAACACAAGCCAAGGACGTAAGAACAGATCGTGACTTTTTGATGATGCTTGGTGGCCTGAAGTTTGCCGCAGGTAGTGGAACTGGTAGCATGAGTCAGGACGCCGTTTCAGCTTTGTCCTCGGTCCTTGGTACTTTTGCTAGCGGCAAACAGGAAGAGCGCCAACTTGAACAGAAGTTAAACATGGCTGCTGCTGAACGTGTGCTTGCACAAGAAGACACTGCCGCTGCTACCGCCGCCGCTCGTCAGCTTGCTATGGATAAACTTTCTATCACCGCCGCCTTGCAACAAGCTGAGTTGGATCAAGATCCAAAGATGATCCGCGAAGTTGAAGGGATTATGGCAAAAACAGGCAAAAGCTTTGAAGATTCTTTGGCTTTGTACAACTCGTCTTCTGCTAAAACACCGGGTGCTGAAGTACAGGCTGCAAAGGCCCTAATGGCAAGAGGCATTCCTGAATCTACGGCGCGTCTGTTAGCCAGAGACACAGACTTAGTTTCAAAGATACTAACAGGTGAAATAACATCTGATCAGCTAAACCAACTTCTTAATGATCTTGCAACAGTACAATCATCAGGTAACACCGGGGGTGAAGACGGAACCAATGGTAACATACCCCTAACAGGCACCGAAGATCAGAGTACGTAGGGGCTTCATATGATAACCTACACCTATGAAGGTCAGGGATACGACTTACCAGACGGCACTTCTCCAGCAGAAGCTATGTCTAAGATCAGGGCGTATCTTGAGCAAAACCCAAAACAAGATCGTTCGGATGTTCCTATAGACCCGGCTGATGAGGGTGTGCTTCAAGAATTTGGCGAAGGTGTCGTCGGTGGTTTAATAGAAGCTGGCGCTGGTGTAGCTGAACTTGCTGCGCTTGTTCCCGATGCTATAAACGATACAAATTATAGCAGGCGCGTCACAGAAGCAAAAAACCAACTCAAAGATGACCTTGGCATAGATCCTACTGGCCTGACTGGTGAGATTACACAGGCTCTTGTGCAGTTCGCTGTACCCGGTATCGGTGCTGTTGGTGTCGCATCTAAATTAGCTAAACTAAAAAATCTTAGTAAGACAACAACTGCACTTACGGGTATAGGCGCAGCAGGCGTTGTTGATGGTATGGTCGCATCTGATGGCACTACAACTATCGGTGACTTCGTAGGTCGTGGACGCACAATGACTAGCAAAGACATTGGTTTGTCTGGACGGGAAGAAGCTGGTCGTAGATTTGGAAACAGGATAAAGTTTGCCGCAGAAGCGGCAGGTGTTACGGCATCATTGCCTGTAATTTTTAAAACAATTGGTGTTACAGGTGGTGCAGCCGTGACGGGAGCCACAAAGGTTGGCGACGCTGTGGGTCTTAACGCTATCATCGCTAAAGGTGGAGAAGCAACAAACAGGATTGTACAAAAAGCAACCACTGGCGATAAATGGTACAATGAAACCCTTGATCAAATACTCGGACGTTTGCGATCTCGTGGGTTCTTGCCAGCTAATGCGTTTGAAAAAAGATCTAAGATTGTTGGTGATGTCGAGCAACAGGTAACAAAAGCCAATAAGATCGTTAAAAGAATTGATAAATTAATAACGGCGGCATTCAAAGGCAGTAAAAATGATTACGGCGAGTTTAGAAATATATTAACCGATGGCACGGGTCTTGATAAAACAGAAGTCGGTAACCTGTTTTATGGGTTCTTGACTCGCGATCCGGGGTTCATAGATGGTGCTAAACGTGAGGCTGGTAGACTAGGAAAAGAAATAGACGTTACAAAAAACGAAGATCTTGTGCAGTTTTTACCGGACTTCATGCAGATGAGCGCACTGGCTGCAAGAAGACAAATAGACAGGTTAACTAGTTCTTTAGCCAGTTCACCTTTTGTATCATCAGGTATACTACCAGACATAAAACAGATAGTTGATCAGAATCTATCTGAATTTATAAGACGTAGTTATGCTGCTTTTGAAGATCCAAGTTGGTTTAAGTCGGATGCATTTAAACAATCATATGATGACGCGATTAAATTCTACGAAGAAAACCCAGACATAGCCACTGACATGTACAGGCGTTTGGTGAGCACTTCAGAGGTCGAAGACTTTACAACGGGCGTCGGTATCAACGCCCGTGTCAGACCTGAATATGCTAAACAAATAGTTGATCGGTTTGTTAAAAAGTACGAAAAGCCTGCACGTCCAAACGCTCAAGACGGAACTGTTGATAGAGTTGTGCGCGACAGACTACGCACGTCTATGATAACAAACAAACCATTGAATCAACCCGTGCTTCGTGCTGTTCTGGGTGAAATAAAAGACCCCATGGATTCTTTCTTAGCTACTGTAAATGATCTAGCGCAGTTCCGTGCAACCGACAATTATTACAACTATTTGGCAAGAGAATTTTTAGATCCTGATAATCCAACCAGAATTGGTGATGAGATAATATCTGAAGAAACATTTAAAACCATACCCGCAGAAAGTCCGTTAGCAAAACAATACAAAAGACTGGGGGAGCCTAAACAGGTGGGGCCTGATGGAGCCATGACCGATTTAGATAATCTTGGAGACATACAGTACGGTGCGCTACAGGGTGCATATGCAAAGCATGGATTCACTAGTAAAATTGGGGAAAAAATCGGTGGTTCTATATACAGTGAACTTACCGAACTAACCATGGCTAGAGGAACTCCCGGTGATTTTATTTACCGCTCAACCTATGGCAACTTTCTTAGAGCCAAGGGTCAGGTTCAGTTTGCCAAAACAGTTCTGTCACCAATCACACAAGTTAGAAACGTAACATCATCAGCGCTTTTCGCTATGGCTCAAGGTAATATTGGAAGAGGTGGTAATTTAGGAGAGTCTATTAAGTTAGTTTTTGAAAATATACACAGGTTGGACAACGCACAGCGCGAAGCTTTTTATGGTAAGTTGCAACGTCTTGGCGTGGTTGGAACTCAGACTCAACTTAAAGAAATGGATAAGTTAATCGAAGAAGGTCTGGGTGGGTCGTTAAAAGGTCACATTGACAGCATGGGTGTTAACATCACCCGAGACAAAGGTTTTATTAGACGGACATTAGGTCGTAGTAGGTTAGGAAGATTTGTAGATAGCGCCGCAGTAAAACCACTTAAAAAAGCAACTCAGGTATCTAGAGACTGGTATCAAGGTGGTGATGACATATGGAAGATATACAACTTTCACTTTGAAAGGCAAAAGATTGTCAACGCACTTGGTGATGCCAACAACGCAGAACAATACGCCAGACAGATGGGCTTTGATGATCTGGACAGTTACGCTGCGGACATCGTCAAGAATGTTGTCCCGAACTATGAGCGTGTACCAGAAGCTATTAAGCTGCTGCGTAAAGCTCCGCTTGGTAACTTCATTGCCTTCCCCGCCGAGATTATTCGCACCAGCGCAAATACACTTAGCTATGCAGCCAAGGAACTAGCATCCGATAACCAAAAAGTCAGAGAAATAGGCATGCGTCGTATGATGGGCTTTATGGGCACAGTTGGTGTAGCAGGTCCAGCGGTCCAAGGTATTGGTATGTACGCTCTTGGTGTTGGTCAAGAACAGATGGATGCGTTGCAGCGGCGCGTTGCAAACTGGAGCCGCGCTTCTACGTTAGTGCCTACCAGCGTTAAAAAAGGTAGAGACAACAAGAATTATGTAAGTGGATATGTAGATTTTAGCTACACCAACCCATACGATTATTGGATGCGTCCAGCCAGAGCTATAATGAAGGCACACAGGGAAGGTGTTTTGAACCAGTACGACACAGACAAGTTCCTTACTAGCGCACTTGTTGACGTAACACATGAGCTAGCTAGCCCGTTTTTGGAAGATTCTATCTTGTTTGAAAAACTAGCGGACGTATCTGAAAGAGGCAGGGGCGGCAGGACAAAAACAGGTGCTGTTATTTACAACAAGGGTTCCGGTGATTTCAAAGTTGATACTACTTATGAACAATGGACAAAAAGTATAGCCCATGTGCTTGGTGCCTTTACTCCCGGTATCATAGAGCAGACGGCTGGTACAATTGGAGCAAAAGCAGAACTTGGTGGCGAAGTGGGCTTTGTTCCGGGCAGAATAGCTACGGCTTTATTCTCACCTGACGGCAGGGATGCGCGTGGAAACGTAAGACAGATAGAAGAAGAAGTGGCATCTATCTTAACTGGTCTACGCGAAGTTGATGTAAAATCAGACAAGATTGTTCGGTATGGTGGCTATCAATATCAAAGGTCTGTATCAAGTGCAGCCCAGATATTTAACCGTGCCGCTCGTGTGGAACAGGCTTTAAACCCCGACAACATCCTATCTGTGTATGACAAAGCAAATCAGGTTTTATTCCGTGAACAAAACCGGATGTTTGGGGTGATAAAAGACATGCGGACTTTGGGCATGAGCGATCAGGAAATACGAAAGACTTTGAAAAAAGCTAAAGTAGGTAACGTAAATAAGTTGATGCGTGGTATATTTAGCCCGTTCACACCATCAGACGAGGTCAAAAAACAAGCAAGAAAAACCGTCCGTGAGTTTGGTGGTGAGTTTCCAATGCGTGAAATCTTTGCTAGACGGCGCGATTTTATGCGTCTCCCCTTGACGGGTGAAGATCTTTTAAGTAAAGCTGATGGTGGTTCTGTTGATCTGGAAACAGATAACAATCCAATTGTTAAACAAGATGCAGCTAGATCACGGATACCTGATACTATAAGCGACGATTTCTTAAAGACACCACGCACTCAAGGTTCTGCTGCTTTGGCAACTCCTCCTGCTGAAGCGCAACTAGCGGGGGCTGTTCCAACCCCTTCGACAGCCCCCGCTACTTTTCCGGTTCAACCACCTCGGCCCTTGAACATCGGTCCTACGACCTTACCTGACCCAAGGGATCAGGAACTTGCACAAAGACTGGCAACGCGATGAACAAAGATCAGCTACGCGAAGAGCTTGCATCCGATGAAGGCTGCAAGTACGAGATATATTTAGACCATCTTGCTCTGCCAACTTTCGGAATCGGTCATTTAATCAAAGATGCTGACCCCGAAAATGGTCAGCCAGTCGGCACACCTGTATCCGAAGAGCGGGTACGGCAAGCTTTTGATCTGGATATCCTTGTGACCATTGAGGATTGCCACAGACTGTACGACGACTTCGATGAGCTACCTGAAGAGGCTCAGTTGGTCATCGCCAACATGTGCTTCAACCTCGGCTACCCACGCCTGTCCAAGTTCAAAGGTATGAAAGCTGGATGCGATGCCCGGGACTGGAACAAAATGGCAGACGAAATGGTCGATTCTAGGTGGCATGATCAGGTTCCGAACCGCGCCAAGCGTTTAGTCAAGCGAATCCGTGATTTAACAAATGACTGAAAACACTAGAAAAAAACATCGATTCTCGTCGAGCTAATTTACAATGACCGTACCAATACACCATCAGGTCGCTGAGAATCGCTGTCCGCGCTGTCAATCACCCCTAAAAGTGGTGCAAGTGCATGGTCATGGGCAGTGTGTGTACTGTAAAGCTGTAATTGATGACTGTTGTCAGGGCGAAACCTGTCAGGTCTCTAATCCATCTGGTTCTGGTTTAGAACCTGTGGGGTCGCAGCGCACACCCATCACGACGTGATTCCTATTCATTGATTCTATCTGCGCTGACATCTCGGTAGTTCTGTCAATACACTCTGTTATCTCTTCATATGGTCCGCGTGTGTCGTCTGCTACAAAACAATCTTGTACATCCCCCAACAAACACACTAGGATCATTGCTTCAAACATTTTCTTGCTCTTCGTCCTTGGGTAAGTATACGAGTACAAAAGATCCGCAGTTACCACAGCTTAAATTGGTTACCATGCAGTAATCTTCGTCCTCTTCTTCTAGATCGTGATCACCGCCCCAAGTCAAATTAAACCCACAATGCCAACAATTCATTCTACCTGCCCCCAGTTGTCCACAATTGCTGCGTCAACATCGAAGGGTATATTAAGATCAGGTATACACGTTGTCATAATTTCAACAACTTTGTCGGCTTGATCTTTTGACTCTATGTTAAAGCATAGTTCATCGTGAACTGTAAGTATAGGACATAAGCCCTCACTGTGACAATCTACCATAGCCTTCTTGGTTTGATCGGCACTTGAACCTTGGATTAGCTTGTTAAGCGCCTTGTAGGTAAACGCACGTTTGATCATGCTCTTACCACCATATTGTTTTATCGCCTCTTCTATCGACAGCGCCTTGTGAAATCCAAATGATTTTGGTTCCCACTTATCGAAGCGACACTTCCTACCAAGCCATGTTCGTATAATACCTTTATCGGCAGCATGGTTCATCGTCATGTCGGCGATGCCTTTTACGAAAGGCACACGCTCGTGATATTTGTACAGCAATTCCTTTGCTTCCTCGTCTGTTAAGTCGAGAACACCAGCTAACTTTTTGCGGCCCATGCCGTACATGACTCCAAGGTTCACTGTCTTTGCTTCTTTGCGGCTAACCCCTGCCATGTCCGCAACAGTTTGATGGAAGTCAGCTTTGCCTTGCTTGTACATCTCCACTACTTCATCAATCTGTGCGTGTCTGTTTGCACCTTTGATCTGAGCACAGTAATGTGCTAACCACCTTGGTTCTTGCGATGCATAGTCAAAACTTCCCCACTTGTATCCATCTTCTGGTATAAATAGACCACGGATCATGGCCTTTATTTCGGGGTCACGCGCCGGGATTTGTTGAAGGTTGGGGTTGGACGAAGAAAATCGTCCTGTGACTGTGCCCCCTTCATCTGAACGAAGAGGGTTAAAATCACAATGTATACGACCATTATGCGAATGCTCAAGAATAGTCTCCACAAATGTCGTGTTGGCTTTGTTAAACTCACGAAGGCGCACAATCTTCTTCGCGATTGGGTGATCGTGGTTCGCCAAAAATTGTTTTGTAAAGGCGGGAGCATCCGTCTTTTCTGTCCTATGGTATTTAAGACCAAGGGCATCAAACGCCTTTGCCACAGATGTAGCAACCCAAGGCTCTACAACAACCCCGGTCTCGGACCTTATTTCTTCTAGTAATATTTTTTCCCTTGTCAGCAGTTCCTTCTTTACTTGCTCTGCTTTATCTATGTCTACTCTAACACCGCGTTGCTTCATGTCCAGCAGCACGGGTAGCAGTGAGGACTCAAGTTTAAAGATAGATGTGCATTCTTCCTTCTGTAAATCCACACGCAACCTGTCCCACAAGCGAAGCGTAACAGCAGCATCCTGCTCTGCATATCTACCCACAAAGCTTGAGTCCAGTTGCCACATACCACTTTTAGCGTCAACGCCATACATCGCCGCCGCAGCGCGTAGCATCTTTTCGTTTTTTGTTTCACCCAGATATTCTTTAGACAGCGAGTTCAAGTTGTAGAACAGGCGGTTCTCGTTTAGCAGTGGCGCGGCTATCATGGTATCGATTATCGGACCTTGGACCTTTATTCCCGCCCAACGTAGCCAGCCTAAGTCATACATAGAGTTATGCATAACCTTCTCAATGTTGGGCGTAGCTAACTGCTTCTTCAGCCAGTTGACCACAAGTTTTTCTGGTAGGTTGCCAGACTTGTGCCGCACAGGAAAGTAACCCACAAAGTCACCAGCCGCTACAGCATAGCCAATAACATACCCGTCATCACGGCACCAGCCGGGACCGAGTCGTGTCAAGTTTGGATCACATGTCTCTAAGTCAATAGCTATGCGATCATATTTAGTTAAATCAGGGAACGACGATGGTGGCACCCATGTATCTTCATAGTCAAATAGATCAGCTTTCATCTGTTGATACCTCACCGCCGCAAGCCATGTATCCACATGCGTCTATCCAATTATCCGCATGCTCTGGATTCGATGCTATACGCGCTATCTTCAATAATGTCATTTTTATGGCACAATCCGCACCGACAGGAAGATCGTCTGGCTTGATGCTATCCCACCAATACCAAACGGTTTCAATGTTCTTGAAGTTGTCTTCCATATCGCCATGCTGCGATGCGCGATCCTGTGTGACATAGCCTTTGGCTGTGTCCAGTACGTCTGCTCTTTTCATAACTGAAATCCGTATTGTGATTGTGACTCTACGATATGCAGAGCCTTCTTAGCACGAGTAAGCCCAACATAAAACGTCCGTATTTCAGACGCTTGATCTTCGCTTTCGGCGCATGCTTTTGATGAATCTAATAATAGGGCGACGTTATCCGCCTCGCCACCTTTGGCTTTGTGAATCGTCGATATCCGAATCCTCGGCTTGCCCGATAAGATAGACTCGCCCATCCGACGTACAGAAGTAATGTAGATCCGCTCCTTGTCCGATACTTTCAGGACTTCGTGCCACGGGGTCTGCTCTGTCGCGCTCAACTCGCACAGGTTCTGTATATCTGTGAGCGTGTAAGTTACTTCTGGGTTTAGGTTTGCAAGGCTTTTCCTGCCAGTTCTGGTAATAACGGTTGAGTTTAACTGTGTCGATAAGCTCTTCAGTTCCGATGCGGACAGTTGTTTGCTCTTGCATAATCTAAGCCATACCTCAATTCCTGTTAAAACATTGGGCGATATGGACCAACCGGATCCTTCGCGCCAATACAGGAACCCTTGTTCTTTGAGGTCATTTGCGATTCTGTTGGCGATAAAGTTTGTACGAGCAAGGATTAGCCACTCACCAGTTGTAATGTCCACATCTAGGATATCACGATGCCAGACAACTGTCCCAGTTTTATCGGTGGGTGACCACACTTTTTTCTGCCGTATATCTATTTGTTTTACAAGGGAATCTGCTAAATTATACACTTGCGTGGGAAGCCTATATGACTTATCTAATACTATCTTATTTTCTGATGAACGCAGGAAATCTCTCACATCCACACCCATCCACGAGTAGATACATTGATCATCATCGCCTGCATAATAGATGCGTTTAGCCTTGGTCTTCAGCACCTCGTGCACCATGCGCCATTGCATAGGTACAAGGTCCTGCGCTTCGTCTACAATCAGGACATCTAACGTCGGACCTTGGCCCTCGGCTACAAACTGTTCGATCATGTCAACAAAATCTAGCTTGTTTGTTTCCTTCTTGTAGTCACACAAGACCTGATCCACTAGCTTCAGTTGCTGGTAATGCAACCTGCGATCTGCTGTAACAGAAAATTGTTCTTCTAGTGTCCTGCCTGTGACACGCGCCATTTGAACTAACGACAAGTACGCATCACCACTACGCCCCGGTGTAAACAATATGCCGTCAGACATTTTTACAGACGAGTTAGAAGAGAACTCCAGCCCCAGATACTTGCCTATCTTTGTGTAATCTGCACCTTTCAACACCTTCTGACTATTCAGACCCAGTGAATTAAAGGCCAGTGAATGCAGTGTGCGAAACCAAACCATTTGTTGTGCGTCCATGTTCAGCTTTTCTGCTGCACGGTTACGCGCTTCTTCTGCGGCCTTCCGACTGAACGACACAAACGCAATCCTGTCCGGTGGTGTGCCGCGAGAAAGCTCGTCTTCCACGATTGATATAAGTCTGGTTGTCTTACCCGTACCGGGTGGTCCAAAAATTGTAGTTTCCATTAGAAGGGCACCTCGTTCTCCCCGACATCGATCCTTGGTACTTGGACCTCGGTGCTAAACGACGGCACCCACCACACGCGCATAGGCTTGGTGTCACCCCTGCTTGTGTTGAATCTTTTTTGTCCATTGGCTGTACCATCGATGTTTAATTCTTTCAGACGTTCCTGTATTTGACCACGACTGTAGCTGTCAAACTTGTTGTTGCGTAGATACTTGATTAATGCTTCAAGCTTGAAGAATGTCCTGCCCTCTTCGTCATCAGTGAACGGCTTGCCCAGTGCTAGCTCTTCGGCTGACTGCGCCTGTACCCTGCCGTCACAGAATGCTTCAAGCAGATCCATGAACTGACCTTTGTATGTCAGTTCTTCCGGCACTTCGATCTCACTCATATCTTCCATCATCATAGATACAATGACCTGCCAATCAGCCATCTTCATCATTGGTGGCATGATGTGTATCTGTTCCATGCATGCTTTTTGAAAACGTTGTGGTGTCTGTAGGTCATCTGTCGTTAACTCCACTCGCTTACCGCCCACATCACAAAACCACACAGGCGGCTCTGATTTGACAACACACAGACCCGTGACCTCTACGCTTGTTATGTTGGATCCGATGCCAAACTTTTTTGTCTTGCACAGGCTCTTGTTGCAAAAGGATTTGAGCGGCTCCTGATCACACGGAAAGCCATACTCTTTCTTCTCATGCTGCTGCTGTATGGTAACAATCTCCGTAGCTGGTAGCGGCGGAGTGCAATACTTCATGTTGATTTCTTCTAGCCGTTGCCGCCAGTTGTCTGGCTGTTCCTTCTTACAGGCAACTGCTGCTGCAAACATAACTGTATTGCGTGTGCCCTCTGGAATCCCCTGCCCAAACATACAGTTCAGGCAGGGAGACCACTCAACGAACTCGTCAACCTGTTCACCAAATGTCAAACCAACAAAAACATTTGGGTCTACAGATCGGGCAGAGACGAGTTCAAGGAATCTTTCTAACGATGCTGGCTCACCATCTTCGTCAACCGCGAAGCGGAGCGTCTGTTCCGAATCAAAGTACGGAAGATTAATAAAGTTCCCAACATCACCACGCTCGACAAGAATTTGCTCCTGCTTCGGAAATATTTCGCAGCCACCGTACCCAAGATAGGCAGCAATCTCTGATGCTTTGTCACGCAACTCTCCTGCGCTGATCCAGTCATTGAAGAAAAAGAATATGTGAGCACCGCCGGACTTGCTCCTGCATACAATGCAGGGCACTTCCATATCGCGCAGTTTCTTGTCTATTGCCACCAGATCCAAAGGATACTGATCAATATCAAGAGCGCCAAATTTGCACTTGTTGTGCTCGTTAATAGGAATAGATCCAACACCATTCAACCCCTGTAAGTGTTCACGAATCAAATCTAATGTCAGTGGCTTTCTTACGATGTACGACTTAGCTTTCTGTTTACCAGCCCTTCGTTCATTCGATATCTGTGTCTGTCCATGTGCTGCGTCAAAGCCCTCAAACGCAGCCATAAACCGTTCGTCTATGTTCATTGGATCGCTCCATGTTGGTTTAGAGCGGGGGTGGTTGATTAGCAAACTCAGGTCAGAGTGTGACCTGTCGCGGGACCAATCAACCTTGTACGCAGCCCCCGGCTACGCCCAAAACCACCCGCGATTAAAACGGTATTTCATCTCCTTCATCTGGTGCGGTATGATTCATCTCTTCAGCCGTGCCTGCGGCTGTCTTAATCTCACCCTTCTTAAACTGGTTATACAAGTCACGCGCCTGCACCAAAATATCGCTGGACACTTCCTTCACATCGCCCTGCGCTATTTGATAGTTGAACCACGAACCTTTGTCGTTGCTCTCCTGCACAGAGGTCAGCTTCCAGACAGTTGCCCACATTGGTGGCGTAAACAAACCCTTCTCTGGGTGCACCAGCTTCATGCCAGCGCGTCTGGTATTCCACTGCTTGGCAATCTTCATCTGAGTCTTCTTCATATCACAGATCATTTGCTGCGGTATGCCGTCGTCACCGAAAGCCAGCACCAAGAACTGCGCTGACCGCACAAGCTCGTTACCGGACGGTAGCATCTCGTTAGCACCATTACGCTCTGTACTACGGATGTCAGGACTATTCGGATCCAACTCACCCATAAAGCCGCCACCATTTTCGCGTAGCTGGAACTCCAGATACTTCATTTGGTACGCGCAAGGAATCACACTGACCCCCTCTTCAGAATCCCATAACTGACCCGTCACCGTATTGAACAAGTCACCACCTGAAGCACCTTTAATGTGCTTAGAGTCCTGCTTATTCAACTGCGGAGACAACGGTTGCAGAATCCGCAGAAACGGGATCTGCATATCTTCTGCACCTACATTCTCAAGACCTTCACCTGCACTCGCGTACAAGTCATCCATTACATTTGCCACTGCCGTGGACTTTTTTTCTACTACTGCTGTATCGGGCATCTTCTTCCTAGCTCCTACTTATCTTCGCTTCAGTTCCTACAAACACACCGAATGTTTCAAAGTCGATATCTTGTCCCGACTCTACCCGGTTCTTTACCCACGCCTTTAACGTCTGTGGATGGACGTGAGTCTTCTGTACCGGATCCAGACCCTGTGTCCGCAAGTCCTCTACAACTGAACCTGCTACATTGTCCTGTCCTGTATTGAATGACACTGTCACATCATTTTTGATGATGTCCCCTTCGCCAATAGAACGTAACCAAGCGTAGGCTTCATCGCGTTTGTCATCCGTAATACGGGCGTGTACAAACTGACGGAGCTTTATCTTGTTACCATCAACCTCAAGACTATCCACACCCATCTCTTGCATCAGGGCAGGGATGTCTTCTTCGTTGATCTTACGCTTTTTGTACTTGAGATCTTTCAAATACTGCTCTGCGGCAGCAATGTCTTCGTCAGCCTTGATAGACTCACGAATAAGACTTGAAAGACGAGAGCCGCCTTTCGTATCTATGTTGTCGAACTTGTCGGCTTCGACTGCCTCATCTAGTAGCTGGAACCATTCAGCCATCTTTCATCTCCTTCGTAAAAGTTTAAGCCCTTCGGCTGTGGACGGGGATCATATATATTGTGACCACCGTGTCAAGCGGATAATTTATCACCTGCTTGATATTCTTTCTTAACAATGTGTGCGACTTGTTTGCTTAAACTTCTGTCGCTGGCTTTTGCCATAGCCTTTAGCATTTTGTAGATGTCAATTGAAACCGCAACTGATTTCCATTTATCTGTATCCACCTATTGTCTCCTGAATTTTTATCTGTTAGCGTAACCTTATCTGATAACAAAAAGGATAGTCAAGTAAAAAATGAGACCAGATCACAGAATCGCATATGGTAAGCAATCAGAACTCATCGCCGCCGCTTGGCTAATCGGGCGTGGCTGCTATGTGTATGCTCCCTTCATTGAACAAGGTCCGATTGATCTTATAGCCCTCACGCCGGAAGGCGAAATCCTGAAATTTGATGTCAAGACCGCAAGTCGGCGGAAAAATGGAAGCGTAATCAGCCGCATGCTGACTCAACGCCAACGCCAACTTGGAGTCAAGCTCCTGTATGTTGATCGGGAAACTCTTGAGTGTCACTTTTACCCTCATCAATTCTCCAAACACGCTAATGCGTCTCAACGTGCAGCTAATCGTCACTTCGGCGGGGTGATAGCTCCAACCACTTCCGAGCTTCTTCCCCCAGAGTCTTCGCCGATATGTCAATCTTCTTCCGCAAAGACTTGACTATGTACTCATCAATAGTGCTGCGGGTCATCAAGTCCACATACGTCACTGCACTGTCCTGACCGATACGATGCGCTCTGTCTTCTGACTGCACCCGTGTCTCCAAATTGAAGTCATTGGCGTAGTAAATCACGTTGGTTGCTGCGGTCAGCGTCAGACCATAGCCTGCGGTCTGAGGGTTAGCCACGAAGAACCTTGCATCTTCAAACTGGAATCTGCGAACTGCTGTTTGTCTGTCCTCGTCCGACGTATCGCCGTAGTATGTGACCACGGAACTTGCACCGTGAACCTTGGCTAGCTTGGCTTCAATGTTCTTAATATCGTATCTGAACCTAGACCAAATGATTGCCTTACCTGACATCTCTTCGATTGTTTCAAGTAATGCGTCAATACGTTTGGTTGGAAACTCTATCATCTCACCATCGTCCGTCATTATGTGACCGCACAACACTTGTTGCAGTCTTAACATTTGTGTCATTACAGCAGGAGCACTGACTAATTCTCCGTCCTCAAGAAGTATAACTGCTGCGTTCCGCATGCTAGTGTAGTAATTATGCTGTTCTTTGGTCAGCATAACTGTCCTTGTTGTGTATATTTTATCGGGTAAATCTAGTGCTTCTTCCTTAGTAACCCTGAACGAAAACTTTTCCAGCTTGGCAGAAAGCTCGTCCAGATTTCTATATCCCACGATTTGCTGAAAACTGTGACCGCCCATCCGTTGAGTTCTCGTAATTGCAAATCTGCCTTGGAAGGCATAGTACGAGTCGAATCCAAGCAGGGCTTTGGACATGAATCCACATTGCGAGTAAAGATCCATCGGCGATTTAGTAACGGGCGACCCGGTGAGGATACGCCTATACGATGCTTTTTCACCAAACTTAACCAGAGCCTTAGTCCGTTTGGCTTTGGGATTTTTAATAGTTGTTGACTCATCGACCGCAAGTAAGAACGACGCTTGGCGAGTGAAGAAATCCACAAATTTTGCGACCTTCGCCGTTGCAAATCCTTCAACATTAACCAGTAAGATGCGGAGCTTATCACGCTCTTCAAGGCTAGCTTTGAGGCGTTCAGCTTGGGTCTTATTCGGAGACGGTGTCCAAACGTAAACCTCGTGTTCAACGTCCTCTGGCATGTGAGCAGGTATTTCTGATATCTGCCAGTTTCTGTATACACCCTTGGGCGCGACAATAACGGCAGTGTCGATTTTACCTTGCTCGTATAGCCAGACAATGTTGTCGATGAGAACTTTCGATTTGCCACAACCCATCTCCATAAAGTAGCCGTAGTTTACCTTGTCGTGGCTTCTTAATAGAGCTTCGTGCTGGTGCTTATACGGTGTCGTTTTGTATTTAAATTTCATCTGCGCCCCTTCGTAGTGTATTACGCCCCTTCTTCGGGCGGATCCTTTTGTTCCTCTACTCCACTACCAAGTAGGGAAAATTTTGCGGACTCTAAGTAGAATAATATGTCAGCGACATCTTCTTGAGTTGTCATCATCTTGATTGATCCGTCCTCTGCTTCCCCCAAGATGACTACATCTTTGTATATCTTCGATGCGTACTCACATACAATTGGCACCGGATCCAGTACAACTTCAATTTTCTGTGGCTGTTTTAGGTAGACTATGTTGTCGTTGTCGCTCATCTGTCGTTCCTTGATTTTTCATGTCAACGTAAATCTGTTTCCGCTTGTATACCTTTTCGGCTTCGCGGTATAGACCAGCAGATTGCAACTCTGTGTGCTCCTCGTCAAGTATCCGAATGATACGACCTAGCCCCGTAGAATTCTGTTCCATGCTTCTAGCACCTCTGACTCGTGTGTATGATGTACTGGTTCAGGATCATACAAATACTCGTTTATTACGTTTTCGATTACCGAAACAGCATCAGGCCAAGGCATCAGAGCCTTCGCATCTTGCGCTATTTGTTTTTCATCTGCTTTCAGTTTGGTCTCATGCATATCAGACTCCTGATTTTGTTTGTCTTTTATTTTATAGGATTCTGCGTTATTGTCAATTATGGTCATGCCGCATGTTATGCACTCGCGCTTTGCAAATGGTTTTGCAATCTGATTTAGTGCGCCCTTGCACCTTGGACATATGTCGTAGTCTATGAGTTTTTGCCAGCTTCCATCACCCTTGACTATCAATGCTTTGTCTCCTCATCATCATCATCCATTACAGATGCTACCGACGCTTCCATCGCGGATGCTATCATCTGGGTCACTGCACATGGCGAATGCGAATTGTTCCGCAACGCCATTGTCAAGGCCGTACACATCAACAGGAACGAAATCATATCTGGATCCAGACGCTTTTCTGCAAAAGCTTCCATCGCATCATTGATTATAACCGCCGCTTTTTCAGTGTTTGATTTCTTCATCATCTACCTTTCTTGCAATTTGGTGAGCATAACACCAGTGACCATTGTCCATATCAATTACATAGCTGAACCTGCGGTCATCGTCCCTTGAACCTATGTTGGCCTCTAAACAATCGTGCCCATATTTTTCATTGGGTCTGACCTTTTCTATGCCAACAATTTTACCAATACTTTGATCTGTTTCGATCTTATCACCAATTTTAATCAGCATCTTTATACTCGCTCCAATACTCAGCCCACATCTCCGACATAAGATCCATTGTCTCGCTCAACGAATGCATCTCAACCAAATGCATATGACTCTCCATGCGACTCGTGAACTCATGCCACGTCTCGCACTCACCTATAATATTAACCGCCTCGTATTGGAACTTTTCTTCCTGTTCCATCATCATTGCTTTCACTCTTCCCATAACCCAACTCCTTCTTAAAATTAACATCGCTACGCAACCGCTTCGGCCTCTTAATACGTCCCAGCGTATCATACTTACGATCTATCTCTAATATACGTAAGTTCGCAATCAGTGCTTCCCAACTAGGAACACTCATGAAGATGTCTCCTGATGTAGCCAAACCACTTCGGGTTCCCTGCCACCTGTTAGACTGACGACCTCTTTCATAGCCTTCTCTTCAGCCTCATCAAGACTGGATGCCATCACGTTTACTTCACGATCCACTAACACCCGAACCTTTACCCGATAGTTACCACGATCTGTCATTCCAATCTCCAATCCACACCTTCTTCGGTAGTCAAGCAGAAGGTGTTGTGTATCTGTGAGTCTGTGAACCCGTGTTGAGTGAGTGCCACATGGCACTCACTTATTGTGTCGTGGGTACTAACCACATTGACCGTACCACCATTGAAGCTGGTCATCGTGACCATAATCAAAAGATACTTACTCATCCGACTCGTCCTTATCCAAATGATAGAGTCTAGTGACCGAATAGGCTGAGTCGATCAGCTTGTGCATATCGGCGCAGGTAACAGCCTCAATGCCGTGCCACTGAAGATCTTCGCCGATACTGTTGGCAACCTTGACCAGTGACTCCACGCTTTCCAGCATCGATGGATATTTGTCGCGGATTTGAAACAGCAGGGCTTCACGCACCATTGCTTCCTGCTCACGCTGCTTTGCCCAATATTCTTGACGCTCTTCTATTGTCATCTCATCAGTCATTACTGTGTCTCCTTCCTTCATACACACTTCTTGAATAATACACACTACGGTCATCGTCCTGCACGTCATCGGCAAAACAATTCTCAGGCAACGACTTGCTATTTTTTATCCATGCAAGTCTGTTCTGTTTGCGCTCATCGTCAGCGTGACGATTTATGCTCAACTCAGTTCTTTTGTTCAGCTTTTTATCAAGCCCGTTCCTTTCGACATTCCTCATTGCACCTTTGACCTCGCCAAATATACATTGCGTGTGACCAGTTTGTTCTGGATCACGTCTTTCAAATATCCGTAAGACTCTGCAACAAAGTAGCCATCATGCCTACACAGGCCGTCATTGATGACGGTTACCTCACGCTCTGTCTCACCCCATTGCATGTTGCGGGTGGTGACAGTAAACCTGTCACCAACCAAAAATATTGACTCAGCATCACGACCAGTTATGTGGTCAACCAATGTCAGTTCAAGCGTTATCATTCGTAATCCTTCCTGTGTTCTTCTGGCGGTTCTCTCCGAACCTCGTATTCAAACACATCGACTTCATCGCACATGTACACTTCGCGCATTTGTTCGACTTTGCCGTACAAAAGTTTTTTGATGGGTTCGGTAAGTGCCTCATCAAACACAATAGCCATAACTTCTTGATCCGGCTCATGTTCTTCCATCTCATCATCCCAGCGATCTACATCTACCGTATCGCTGTTGCCTATGAAGTGGGGCATTGGTGGGTTTGAATACTCGTACCCAATGTGCCATTGAACCTCATCATACTTAGCTGCTTTACTCATTTCCAATCCTTTCTATCTTTCGTTATCATCGCGCACCTTACCAACTTGCCTGATATTCAACCGAATGCCAGTAGCCATCGGTCTGATTGTCCAAGTCATTCCAATCTGCCGCACGTTCAAAAACTTCAGCGTCTTCGTCAGCATCAGCTACGCATTCACGCCACCAATCACCTTTGCCAAAGAAAAACCCATCGCACTCATGGAAGTCAGGAAAGTCCCTGCCCCGCAGCATCTGTGCTATCTTTCGGCAGTCATCGGCAGTCAGGTGAATGACCTGACACTCATCGACACCGTCTGCAAACGTATCGACAATAAGTTTATGCAACGGCGCATGCTTGCGCCAATAACCCAGCCGCAAAGTTTCTGACGTGCGCTCAAAGCCATCGACCATCTGCACATTGACGGGGATGATATCCCCGTCCTTAGTGCGCTCCAGTTCACCCGACTCATCACGCTTTAATTCGGTGCGCTTAAACTTGTCACCGCGCAAATACATATCCAGTCCCATTACGCTGTCTCCTTCATGCCTGCAAAAAAGTGTGGGCGGTAGTCGTCAATCTTGCCAATGAACGTGTGCAATAACTGCAACTCAAACCGATCACCAATGAACCGGATGTCCCCGACCAACTCTTCAAAGCTGGTCTTCGGCTCAATGGAATCACCCTCATCATTGCAACCCAACACCAATGCCTTGCCAGCTAGCGGCTGGGGATAATTGCGGTGAATCCAAAAACGCTGGTTCTCAACATACAAACCTTCGTCATCGACAAAGGCCGCATCTTGGTTTTGATACAGACGCACGACATCGAAATAACCACGGCTGGCATCGACCATGCGACCGATGCTTTCGTAGTTGCCGTCATAGTCAACAGTCGTGACTTTCTGGCTAAATGGATTTATGAAATATGCTTGCATTACTTTGATCCCTTCACGGTCATTGGTTTTGACATAGCCTGCTTCAGCCACCCACGGTTGTTGATCGTAATGTGCAACACCCGATGACGTAGCTTCGGTTTCGCTAGACCGATAGTAATTGGTTTGTGTTTCATAGTTAGAACCCCTTCTATCTTGAACCTTGAACCTCGAACCTTGGTGCTTTACAATTAACACCTGATTTAGTAGAATCCTAGCATAATATCCCATAAGGTCAAACATAAAAGTAACAGGACATATAATGTTTTCTACGGGTAAACGATTTAATTTATTTTTTTCTGAAAATAGTGATACAAACGGTACAAGTGATACAACCCTTACTGGATAACGGTTATAGCTGTACCACTTCTGTATCACTGTAACACTTTGGAGTCTGTACGAGGATGGATTTTGGAAAATAAAACTGATAAACCCACAGAAAACACTATAGGAAAAGCTGGTAGACCTGCTGGGCTTACCAACAGACAGCGTGAATTTGCCAAGTATTATGTCGAGGGTAAATACTCCAACGCAGAGTGCGCTAGAAAAGCTGGCTACGCTGAAGGTAGCGCCGCACAACATGCCGCCAAACTGCTTGACGGTAAATCGTTCCCTGATGTGCCTGAACTGATCAAAGACATGCGGCAAGCCAGAGAGCGCAGATATGGCGTGACCTTGATCAATCAACTTAAACGATTTGAAGAATTGTCTATATCGGCTGAAGAGGCTGGACAATTTAGTGCCGCCATCAATGCTGAAAAGATACGATCTAGTCTGGGTGGTTTGACCATCGATAGGCGAGAGTCCACACATGTGCATCAACTCGACAACCTTTCGCGTGAAGACATCGTCGCTCGACTCGCCGCTATCAGGAAGCAATACCCAAATGCATTCCCCGAACCTGAAATGAAGAGGGTTGAAGATGCCACGAACAGAGCAGAGCCTGTGGAACTCATTGAAGCAAAATTTACCGAAAAAGACCCACTTCCAGCGGATAGAAAACAGAGCGGGTGAGGGTATGCCAGATGTATATCTGTGCATGGATGGCGTACCAATTTGGTCTGAATTAAAAATAATTAAAAATGGCAAGGTCTCTGTGTCAAAGTCCCAGATCGCTTGGCATTTGGGGCATACACGCTGTAATGGTGTAAGTTTTTTCTTGCTGCACTGCCCCTCGACGGGCGATGTATTTTTATTTGACGGGGGTTTAGCAGCCAAGTTGCAAGGTTCAAGGATCGATGACCTGCGACCTGCGGCCTCATGGTGCGGCGACCTGCGATCTGCGCCTTCTGCGCTTCGCACCTGCGCCCTTGCACGGTGGAACTGCGACCTGCAACCTGCGGACGGCGCGGCGCGTTCGTGACACAACAAAAGCATAGCGGGTAAACCCGCTATGCTTGCTGTCCTAGTGTTGGTAATACGTGATATTGTCAACGGTGCGATCCCAGCAAGCGCGACAGTCGCCGCATTTACCATCGTTCAACGGTGCTGGGCAAACATGACCGGATGTTTTGCTGCCATGGCTGGCAACGGTGCTGGTATTATTACAGCCCTTTGACGGTGCGCCGTCTATCATATGCGCTGACATCCGCAACGTGACGTTGTCGGGTAGTTTGCGCGTTTTTAAAACGTCGCTCCAGATTTTATATTCGCGGCTCGGTATCCAATGCTTTTTTTCTGGTGTTGCTTCGCATACGTCTAGAATATTGTGACCCATGCGGACGCTGTCACAGTCGCCGCTATCAAACCATCTGAATTCAGGCAAGCGCAACGTGTTAAGAACAGCGACCATTCGCGGGACAAAATCCAACGCGTGAAAAAATATCTCGCGCCGTTCCATTGCGTTTTTGACGTTTGGCATATTATACATGCCTTTGCATGCATAACACTTTTCACAGGTGCTGCCTTTTATTTTGCGTAGCTTTTGCCCGACGTGACACAGCCATGCAGAGCGGCTAATAGAGTAGCCCGGCATTTTTGAGACATTGGACAAAAGTTTTTTGTCTTCCTTTATCTGTTCTATGCGCTCCCGCATTAGTGATTTCGCTTTATCACTTTGAGCGGGATTATTTACATTTGTCTTGAGTATTTCTAACTCGGTGTCCTGTTCCATTTGATACCCCTTCTAATGGTTTATAAGATTATCCCATAAATAAATGTATAAGACAACAACAATCTGCGATCTGCGCCCGACCTGCGCCCGACCGTCGCCGCGCCGCGCTGCTGCAAACAAAAGAGCGGGCAATGCCCGCTCTTTTTCCCTTCCTTGGTTGTTAACCATACAACAGACAATCAAGTTGATTGTCCCAGTGATCGTCGTTGGCTGTCTGCAATGCATCAACAACGCACATACCGTCTTCGTAGTAGTCTCGCCACATGGCATCGGGCAAAGATTCGACGCCCATAGGCCAGCCCAGACCGGACAGTTCTTTGTCACATGCCTTCATAAAACTATCAAATGTCATAGTATCATCTCCTAAAAAAAAGAGCGGCTGTGGTAGGGAGAACACCACAGCCGCCGAGTCGGGCGGGATATTACCCGACCAAACGATAACCTCTCTTAGTGGTTATCGAAACACCATTCTCGTGACGCAGACGCCAGATGCCATCGTAAACAGAACTGGTAGACAAACCAGTCTGACGCTCTATGAATCTGCGAGTCACGCGACCACCTCGCGCATCACGCAGGACGTTTAAAATCATGCGCTTATTGCGAGATATAGTGGACAACTTAGGAGAGCCAAGCTTCGGTGCGCTTGACACTTTCTTACCAACGGTCACGGGCTGGCGCACCTCGACCTTTGGTTTACCGTCTGCTGCAACGGTAATGTTGATGATAATATCAGTCATAATAATATCCCTTCTATTTGACTGTTAACACTATGGGGAAATCCCATGTATCCAAAGTAGTCTTTACAATGGACTAATACAATAGCTAGTTTGGCAAATGTCTTTTGTTAAAAATGCAATAATCGATCTGCGTTCTGCGACCTGCGCCCGACCGCCGCCGCGCCGCGCTTGGCGGGAAGAGAAGGCGGCTTGCGCCGCCTTCGTTCTAGTTTTCAAGGTCATGGTTCCGAAGATCCCAGAGTGATGCCATCAGGCACCAGCAAGCGATGACGACCCAGCCCAGCAATACCAACAGTATGATCTCAGTCATTGTCCATTTCTCCCTTCACGTTGTTGTATGCGTCAACGACCTCGTCATGATCCAGCAGGTCATACAACCCGCTGCTCACGAACTGGTCACGCAGCTTAAACAAGATGGGATGTTCATCGCCATGGGTCTCATGCTCAAAGCAGCGGATGCCCTTGATGGTGGCTATGTGTGTATGTGTCATGGTCTCCTCCTTTAGACACAGTTGGTTCTTGATAAGATTGTACGACGGATGGCAACGCAGCATTACCCCAATAATTAGCAAATGTGTTTTGCTATATTGGCAACGACCGGGTTACTGATTCTGATTGACAATCAGCTTTGGCTGTGGCAGACACCCCACCCCCATATATTGTATACAAGCTGCGCACAATTGTGCACAATTTGCAGGGTTGATAAATTCATTCAGCGATATTATCGTTTGGGCATGACAGACATGCAAAACCTAGACCTGCTGCCAGAGGAAGTCCTAAAGGAAATCCTGTTACTGGAAGAGCAGCAAAAGCGCCTAGTTACAAGGTCCGAGGCCCAAGATAAGTTTATGTCGTACGTAAAGCACGTATACGACGGCTTTATAGAGGGGACCCATCATAGAATCATATCGGAAAAGTTAGAGCGCATTGCGTCGGGTGACTTAAAGCGTTTGATTGTGAACATGCCACCTCGGCACTCTAAGTCTGAATTTGCATCCTACCTCATGCCATCTTGGTTCTTGGGCCGTAATCCCAAGCTCAAGATTATTCAGGCTACCATGAATACGGAACTTGCTGTAAGATTTGGTCGTAAGGTCCGTGATCTGATTGCCGACCCAGTCTATCACGAGATTTTTCCGAATACGGACTTAAAACCGGATAGCCAAGCGGCAGGTCGGTGGGAGACTAGCGCTGGTGGGGAATATTTTGCAGCCGGGGTGGGTGCTGCAATGACTGGTCGTGGCGCGGATTTGCTTATAATTGACGATCCGCACTCGGAACAGGACGCTTTATCCACGTCTGCGTATGATAATGCGTGGGAGTGGTACACATCTGGGCCTCGTCAGCGTCTACAGCCGGGGGGAACCATCATTATTGTGCAGACCAGATGGTCAAAAAAGGACATAACGGGCAGGTTACTGACCGCAATGAGCAAGGATTTGATGGCTGATCAGTGGGAAATCGTTGAATTTCCTGCAATTATGCCGTCGGGGGAACCATTGTGGCCTGAATTTTGGCAAAAGGAAGAGTTACTCAAGGTCAAAGCTTCGCTGTCGGTAGGAAAATGGAACGCGCAGTGGCAACAAAACCCCACATCAGAAGAAACCGCTATGGTCAAGCGGGAATGGTGGAAAGAATGGGGCGAGGACGCTATACCAAAGCTAGATTACATCATTCAATCGTACGATACGGCCTACAGCAAGAAGGAAACGGCTGATTATTCTGCTATTACGACGTGGGGTGTGTTTCAACCACACGAAAACGGCGAACAACACTTGATATTGATAGATGCAAAGAAGGGACGCTGGAATTTTCCTGAGTTAAAGGGTATAGCACAGGAAGAATACGAGTATTGGGAGCCAGAATTGATGCTAATAGAGGCCAAAGCGTCGGGTCAGCCGCTGGCGGACGAGATGCGTATGCTGAATTTACCTGTTGCCACATTCAGCCCGGGCCGCAAACGCGGTGGCGGGGGCATGGACAAGACAACCCGCATGCATATTGTGTCTCCTATTTTTGAATCCGGCAAAGTGTGGTATCCTTCTGGTGAAAAATTTGCAGACGAGGTCATTGAAGAAATTGCGTCATTTCCTAATGGCGACCACGATGATTTTTGTGATAGTATGACTATGGCCTTGATGCGTTTTCGTCAGGGTGGCTTTATCAGTTTAGACGGCGAAGAGTTTGAAGACGACCCGCCCCCACGCGCTAGAGAATATTATTAATGGCTCAAGATTCCGATACAAGTTACGCAGGCAATCTGCTTAGAGCAGCAGGTCAGGGTGTTACTTTTGGCTTTGGTGACGAGATAGAAGCTCTGGTACGCGCTGCCATGAGCGACAGAACCTACCAACAAGAAGTCAAAGACATCCGTGAAGATATAGAAGAATTCCGCGAGACAAATCCAGTGGCAGCATACGGGACCGAGATCGTAGGTGCGATACCCACGGGTGTTGGTCTTGGCATCGGGTTACTGAGAGCAGGGGTCCGAGGTGCTGGGAAGCTTGGTGCAATCGAAGGTGGGATATACGGCATCGGTGAGGGCGAGGGTGTAGAGGGCACGATCAAAACCGCTGCCATTGGTACGGGTATTGGTGCCGTCGGTGGCGTGGTTGGCGAAAAGGTGGTTGACGCTGCAACACCAGCCGCCAAGAAAATCTATGGCAGAGTGCGTGAAGCCTTGAGCCGCGAACCTGAGTCGTCTGTTACTGGCGGTATTGGTGACATACTTAGGAGAAACGAGACATTCAGTGAGGGTCTTAGACTTAATTACCAGCGCTTTCGGTTTGGTGCTTTAAATGAAGACGAATTGGCTGCAGAGCATGGTCTGTTGGCTGAAGATGTTCAGTTACTGAAAGACCGACAACAGTTTCAAGGACGCAGAGATGCGGGAGAGGAAGGCTTGGCAGAAGCTCTAGAGGCAAATGATATGCTTGTCGCTGACATGTTCATGCGGCGTTTTCCAAATATGACTCAACAAACAGACGATCCCGGCACTATTTTAAATCTTGTTAATTCTGACACGCAAGGTTTCATAGCAAGACTTGAGATAGACAGATTTACGCTTCGCAATGAAATGGCTGGTCGTAGAGGTACAGAACTGGAACAACTGACACCAGAACAGGCCGCACTTTACAACAACCAGTTCAATCAAAACACACTTGAAAATGTTGTTGACGGCGCAGAAGAAGCTGCATTTGCACAGCAGTTACAAGACGTAGACTTTACCGATGCTTTTGCAGATCGCCCTGCACCACCGGCACGAGTAGATCTTGACGACACCGCTGTTCCCCCACTGGGAGTGTCGTTGATGCAGTCAACCAATTTGACTCCATTAGATGATGGAATAAACCCACCAGTTCAGCTAGGTCTTGGTGCGCTAGATGAGTCACCGGGGTTACACGCAACCAACGTGCTTTCAATAGGTTCTATGCCTGATCAATTTGGTGGCACGGTCATGCATTACTCACCGATTATAACCAGCTTTGATAAGTTAAAGATAAACCCGAAGGGGGTTAAATTCACCGCAGGCGGTGAATTATCAGCAGCAGATTATATGGCTCATTTCAGAAACGACGGAAAAACACCGGGCGGTTCTGGGGAACTTGATGGTTCAGAGCTACAAAGAATATTGGATGCAGATCCAGACGCAATGTTTACACTAGATGAGATGCGTACACTTATAACATCTCGTTTACCGCAGACCGTTGAACGTCTGTTCTTGGAAGGTGGTACTGGTCCTTTAGCGCCTGATGTTACTGAAGGTCCGTTCCGCAGCGGCATACCTTACACCACCGCACAGTATAGATCTGATGACAGAGCACTGGGACAAGAACTCGGTGTTATTGTGTACAGTAACTCAGCGCCAACCATCGACATACCCGGCTATGGTAGAACTAAACCAAAAGGTATTGGTGGTCACGATTACTACAGGGCCTACCCCGGTTACTACGGTCACACAAGATTTCAGATTATGACTGATGCTGATGGAAAAAGATATCTGTGGATAAACGAAATTCAATCAAACGCCGTATCAAATCTTGTGAGTGGGACAAGACTTGCAGACAACACATATGTAAGAAGTCTTTCAGACAGGCTAGATGCATTTAATAAAAACAAAAGACCAAAAAATGATCACAGTATAAGAATACCATACACAAAGGAAGTACATGACAAGATGGTAAGGCTGGAAGCTATGAAGCCGGATGTCTTAAAACAAAACGATACACTTACAAAACAACTAAAAGAATACGACGCTGCCGCTGATAAAATAAAAAATAGTAAAGAATATAAAAGCACTCCTAACTTTATTTTGGATAGCGATACTCAAGAAACTGCTGTCATAAAATATAGTGACTCACTTCGTGCAGCGTTAAACAATGACGATGATTTTTCTGCTGGTGTGTTTAATGATCTACGAGATGCGCTAGAGGGCGGTGACACAGACCCCTATGCCATGGAGCGAGTTGAATCCCGTATTTATGATTTTTTTGAAACTCAAGGCGGCGAAGGTATTTCGGTAGAGCAGGCAAAAAATTTACGCGATGTTCTAGAAGAAGGGTATCGTGTTATGGATTATCTAGAAACGCCAGACATACGCAACTTCATAACATCTGTGAACAATGAAGTTGAAACGGTAGGTAGCCAATATTTAGATTTGGCAAAACAAAGATTGATCTACGACTCCGATGAATTCTTGGAAGCGGTAACAAACTTAGACAGCGAACTTTTAAAAAAATTATCTGGCAAAAGAAACAGTAAAACTGAGAACAAAGCTCAAGATGCGCTGAAGGCGGCCTTAGGTGAAGACTACATACAAAATAAATTTGGACCTGCCTTTGAAAAGTTAAAAAACGATGTATTAGATATATCGGGTTATTATGCGGATGCCAACAGATCCGCTTTTAGACCCAAAGAGATCGACATAGAAGGGGATTTCGACGATGCTTTAGGTTTGTTGATTAGACATGTCCCCACAGTCTTTGCTAACAAAGAACGTAAGGACTTACTAGCAAAAGCTGCGGCTGTAACAGAAGAAGCTGACAAGATTCTGCCGGACGTTATAAAAGCCAAAGATGAATACTCAGAAAGCATAAAAAGCCAAGCTGACGCTGACGATTTACAGATACTGCAACGGGTCGCTAAAAAAACAATAACAACCAACGGCACAGAGGGTTTTCAGACACCTACGCCATATAGCAATAGAAACAACGCTGATCAAAGATTCTATGAGTTTGCTACTAGATCCGCTATCCAGCAAGCTGAAAAGCTTGGCTTAGACGGAGTCGTGATTGCAGATTCTAGGTATTTAGCTACGGCTCCGGGTAGAGACGAAGACGCAATACCCGGATTTAGTGAAGTGGGCGATGTGTCGGCTGCATTTTCACGCAATTACGGTAGCGCCATAGATAAAGCGCTAAAAGGTTTTTCAGATGCTGGTGGCACAGTCCAACTAAGAAATCATTCTGAAGATCCAAACCCGATTGTCTTTGGCAGCGGAAACAACAGTAAATCAGAGTTTACTGTCCGGGCCATAGATCCAAACGACCCTGATGTAGTCTCACAATTAACTCCGCTAAAAGATAAAGTTGATCAAGCGGATGCACCTGTAAAAGCTTTACGCAAAGAAGTAAAAGATCTAAAGAATCGTCTTGATGAATTAAAAAACGATCCCAATCAATATAGACTAACACCATCTGGAAATCGTAGACGTGTTATCCGCACTGGCACAGACGGCGATATGATTGAGTCGGAAAGTCAGAAAGTTATTGCAGCCTTAAACGCTAAAAAGGCTGAGTTACGGAATACAGAACTACAGTTGGGCATTGAAAAAGGAGTGTTTACAGCAAAAAAACGAGAGTTAGCTGTTGATTACAAAACACCACTCCGCATAGTAAATTTAAGAGACCCTGTAACCAAGGAAACAGCACAACGTCCCATTAGACGTGCGGCGGGTGGTATGATAAGATCTGGCATTGGCTCTATGGCTAGGGAAGTACTGTAATGTCTAGTAAAGTAACATACCGCACGATCAACGGTAAAAAGATGGCTGTTGTTGGTGCGAAGAGAAACAAAGAGGGCCAGTATGTAGGCGGCACAATTATAGGACCCGCTGAAGACTATGAAAAAAAAGGCATGAGTCTGGCTGACCAAATTGGTTTTAACAAACGCAATGGTGGTATGATTAAGGGCTTCAGCCCCATTGCCCGTCCACAAAGATTTAAGGGAACATTTTAATGGCATTACCACCACAAATGGTTGACATGGCTATGGGACCCGGCGGTCCCGGCATGACTGATGAACAAGCCATGACCGAGGTTCAAGTACCGAATACGGACTTACCAGATCTTCCGCCCGGTATTGAGTTAATTGGCGATGAAGAAATGTCTACGGAGATAGAGACGGAAGTCTATGATCACAATGCTAACTTAGCTGAGATCTTGGACGATTCGGACCTTGGTGCTCTGTCCTCGGACCTTAGTTCAAAGATTGACGAAGACAAGTCGTCGCGTGAAGATTGGGAATCAGCTATTGCGAAGGGACTGGGTCTGCTCGGCATTAATTATGAAGAGCGAAACGAGCCGTTTATGGGTGCCAGTGGTGTGACTCATCCGTTGTTGGCGGAAGCTGTAACGCAGTTTCAGGCGCAGGCGTATCGTGAGATGCTGCCACCGGGTGGTCCTGTGAAGACACAGATACTAGGGGCACAGACACGCGAGTTGGAAGATCAGGCACAGCGTGTCAAAGACTACATGAATTATCAGATCACAGAGGTAATGGAAGAGTTTGATCAGGATACAGATCAGATGCTGTTTTACTTACCGATTACTGGTTCGACCTTCAAGAAGGTATACTTTGATGAGACTAAACAACGTGCGGTGTCAAAGTTTGTACCTGCTGAAGATTTAGTTGTTCCGTACGCTGCCTCTGATTTACGCACTGCGGAGCGTTACACACACGTCTTCCGTATGACAGAGAACGATGTACGGAAGCTACAAGTTGCGGGGATATATAGAGATGTTGAGTTGTCTCCAAGCGAAGCTGACGAAAGCGACACAACTGTTCGTGGTAAGGCTGACGAAATTCAGGGTTTGCGCCCGGGATACTCTGATGAATTGGTTACACTATATGAAGTCCATGTTGATCTTGACCTTGACGGGTTTGAAGACATGGGTCAGACAGGTGAGCCAACAGGTATCAAACTTCCGTACATCGTCACTATGGATGCGGATTCGGGAAAAATTCTCTCGGTAGTACGCAACTATCGTGAAGACGATCCGATGCGCCGCAAGCGCGATTACTTTGTACACTACAAGTTTTTGCCGGGTCTGGGCTTTTATGGCTTTGGCCTGTTGCACATGATAGGGGGCTTGAGCCGTGCAGCGACTTCAATACTACGCCAGCTTATCGATGCAGGCACTTTGTCGAATTTACCGGGTGGCTTCAAAGCGCGTGGCGTCCGTATCAGAAACAGCGATGACCCTGTTAATCCGGGTGAGTTCCGCGATCTTGATGTTCCCGGCGGTGATATTCGCAATGCTCTTATGCCACTCCCATACAAGGAGCCTTCTGGTACGTTGGCTCAACTACTCGGGGTGGTTGTTGATTCGGGCAGACGATTTGCACAAGTTGCAGACACAAAGGTCGCAGATGTCAACTCCAATGCTCCCGTGGGAACTACAGTGGCTCTCATCGAACAGGGATCAAAAGTAATATCAAGTATCCACAAGCGTCTGCACTATGCACAAAAGTCAGAGTTCAGGATGCTATCGCAGATTTTTGCTAACAACCCTATGCCGTATCCCTATCCTGTTGGGGGCAACGTGAATCCGCAGATTATGGCACAGGACTTTGACGGGCGTGTGGACATATTGCCAGTCTCTGATCCGTCGATCTTTTCTATGGCGCAGCGTCTGTCACTTGCTCAGACACAACTGCAACTGGCACAGGCAGCACCGCAGATGCATAATCTGTATGAAGCCTATCGTCGGATGTATGATGCGTTGGATGTAAAGAACATTGATAGCATTTTACCACCACCACAACCACCCGCACCTAAAGATCCAGCAACAGAAAACTCTGAGGCTATGAAAGGTAAGCCGCCGCAGGCATTCCCGCAGCAGGATCACCGCGCACATATTCGTGTACACGCGGCGCTGTTGCAGTCACCTGCACTGGCAGCAAACCCGCAGGCTTTCTTGGCGTTGCAATCACACGTGCAAGATCACGTCTCCATGTTTGCGCGTGATATTGTGCAGGAAGTGTTTAAAAAAGGTGTGGAGCAGGCACAGATCGCAGGCGAACCAATTCCGCAGATTGCACCAGAGGCTGTTGAAGCTATGGTTGCACAACAGATTGCGGAGACATTAGAGCAGCTTGCACCTATGTTGATGCCTGCACAGCAGGGAGATCCACTGGTAGCCATCCGTCAGCAAGAATTAACAAACGACCAGATGGAAATACAGCGCAAGATGCAGAACGATGCGATGGACTATCAAATAGATCAGGCAAAGATTACGCAGGCTATGCAGCTAGCAAATCAACGTATGTCTGTGCAGCGTGACATTGCTGATCAAAGAAACGATGTCAACGTATACCGTATTAACACGCAGGCTGACTTATCAAGGAACCGCAGACAGTGATTAGATGGTTGAAGAATTTATGGTTATGTAGATTTGGCGATGTGTCCGAGCATCGGCAGCATACAACTAAATACGAAGATTTGTGTATGTAATGTTTAAGGTTCTAGTCATTGCTTGCAGTGTGGCGATGCCCGAAAACTGTTATCAGTACCACGACACAAGAGGACCTTATGAAACGCAGGAAAGATGTGCTAGCCGCGCTTATGACATGGGTAATGATATTGCTCAATATAACAAGGGCAAGGTTATGCCAAGATCGTACAGGTGTATACCGTTGAAAGGGTCAAGACTATGATTCAAGCGTTGATTGGTCCGGTCACAGGGCTGCTAGATAAGTTTATCGAAGACAAAGACCAAAAGAACAAGCTGGCTCACGAAATTGCTACAATGGCTGAAAAGCAAATGCATGAAGCCAACATGGGTCAAATAGAAATAAATAAGGCAGAGGCCCAGCACAGAAGTATATTTGTGGCGGGTTGGAGACCCTTTCTGGGCTGGGGCCTAGCGACGGCCATGATATGGCACTTCGTTCTTGCGCCTGTGACTATGTTCGGTTTTGCATACGCTGGTATGGAAGCACCGGAGCTACCGACTTTTGACATGGATAGCTTAATGACTGTGCTTCTTGGTATGCTCGGACTTGGCGGTCTTAGGACTGTAGAAAAGGTCAAAGGTTTAACAAAGTGATTACGGTAGAACAGTTTCTACGTTGGAAAGTTTTACCTAGATTTATGATGTTGGTTAGTACTGCAATGTCGTGGCGCTGTGCTGAATGGTTTATGGCTTTGGAAGATCCGACGGCGGCACAGTCTGCTTTTGTAAGTGTGGTTATGGGAGTAATGACTGGTGTCTTCGGAATCTGGATGGGACACGAACACAGAGACCACAAAACAGAGTAGTCCCTGTGTTGGTATTTGTGTACTTGACGAAGATCATATAAGATGTATTGGCTGTGACAGAACAATAGAAGAGATAATTAGGTCAGGAGCGTGTTATGGTAAGGCCAAGAGTAAGTCAGTTCGCTAACGATTTAAAAATTAGCAGGCCAAAAGCAAACAAGCTGATGAAGAAGGCCCGTGCTCGTAAAGACGGCGGGTCCGAAGTATTAGACAGTTATTCTCCAGAGCTACGTCGGAAGATGCAGCGCTATGAGGATGCAGAGCGTATATTCACCGAAGACACAAGGATTGGAACCATGTCTGAAGACAAGAAGAAAAAGATGAAGCTGCCTAAGTCCAAGAAAAAAATGTTGGACAAGATGCAGAGCGATGTGACCAAAAACCCCGGCACACTTTACGATGCTATGGAGCAAGCTGATCTTGAGTTTGACGGTGTCGAGGAAAGATCACGCGGTGGCGGCATAGCTATCCAAGGTACGAAGTTCGTTGGAGTTAGATAATGGCTGATGCCGGTTCAGGACCAGATTCTGATAAGCAAAAAGGTGACTTCGGTCCGTCGGGTCCCAGTAAAGTTGGGCCAAACAGTGGATCTGACGCTACAAAAGAACTTGCTAGGAACGAGGCGGAGAGAAACAGAGAGTCGGCAGCGCAAGCTGCGATGAATGCTAATAAGTTTAGCCCCGGTTTGGCTAGCGCTATGTATGGCACTAAGTACGGCTCTACTATAGCGGGTGCTCCGTCTTTTAAACAGTTCGCCGAAAATCAAGGTATTACAGCAGATAATGGATTCGGCAAACAGGGTGCCTTTAGCAAGTTTTTGGGGCTAGACCCTAAAAATCTTAAATACAAAAATATAAACAACGCTGCGGTTGCGTATAATAATTACTCAAAATTTATTAATCCAACCAATGACCCTAATCTTCCGGGCTACAACAATCAGTTTGCAACCGCTCAACCGGGTGAATTAAGGAAGGGCTTACAAACATTATTTTCAACGCCGGAAACTTACTATGGCCCGGTACAATCAAATTTTGAACAACTAGGGTTGGCAGGCGCTGGTGCTCTTGGTGTGGCTAGCCTTGGTCTTCCGGGTGTGGGTCTTCTAGCACCAAGAGAATACGGTATTGCAGGGACACCTTTTACACCGGGTTTCCAGAATGTAGATGAAAGCCCATACTCTACTGCCTTACGCGCTGTTCTTGGTATAGGCACCGGAGAGGTTTCTAGAGCTACATCCGCTACAAAGACGGGTATAGAAAGTTTAGCAGATAGACTTAGATCAGCACTTAGCCCCGATACAGCAGCTTCTCCAGCACAGTCTGTTACCCAGCAAAGTCCTGTACAGGGGTTTGAAGACGCTAAATCACAGTTCAGCACTGGTGTATTAAAACCAGATGTAAACTTAAACGTGAAACCAAGTAAGGGTTTGCAAGGGTTTTTCGATGATCCTACCCCAGACAATCCAGTCCCCGGTGTTAAAGTAGACCCGTTAGCAGATGGCATGAGTAGGTTGACTTTACCAGACGGTAGAACAACAACGAGGAACGCTGACGGAACAATAAACTCGTTTGGATTGTAATAATGGACGTACTTGATTTTTTGAAAAAGTACCAAAAGCTCTTGAATACTAGAATAGAAGAGCTTAGTGTATCGGTGACTAGCGGCAGTGCTTCTAGTTATGAAGACTACAAAGCAAGAGTTGGCGAAATACAGGGTGTTGCCTTTGCTCTTGATGAACTTAGATCCCTGCTACAAAAGGTTGACTATGACAAAGACTTTGATAGTACCTGACTACATCCTTGAGCAGCAACGTGCAAAAAAACAAGCCGAAGAAGTTGCAAAATCAAAATCAATAAAAGAACGAGTACCGCAGCCAACAGGTTGGCGTATCCTTGTTATGCCCTATATAGGCAAAGAAAAAACAGACGGCGGCGTGTATATACCGGATGCTGCTCGTGAGAAAGAAGCCCGTGCGACAACTGTAGCTTATGTCGTAAAGGTTGGTCCGTTAGCCTATCAAGATCCTAACAAGTTCGGCGACAATTGTGAGCCGTGGTGCAAGGAAGGTGATTGGGTGTGTATAGGACGCTATGCCGGATCTCGCTTTAATATCGAAGGCGGCGAGGTTCGTATTATCAACGATGACGAAGTCATTGCAACCATCATCGATCCCGATGATATAAAGACATACGGAGTATAGTATGCCTGATGTAGCAGAGAAGCAAGAAGAACTAGAATTACAAGAAGTAGAGGTGGTTGAGGCGGAAGCTGAACCCGAAGCAGACGAGCAAAAGGCGGAAGCCGAGCCACAAGAAGAGGCAGAAGCTGAAGCACCTAAAAATGATAATGAAGATGAGTTAGCTCAATATTCTGAGTCAGTACAACGTCGTATCAGAAATCTTACAGGTAAGTATCGTGAAGAAGAGCGGCAGCGTCAGGCAGCGGTAGAGTATGCAGAAGCCGTTAAGAAACAGAACGAAGAGCTAAAGTCAAAGCTGGATAACCTAGATAAGTCTTATCAAGGTGAGTTTGGTAGTCGTGTTGAGTCGCAGATTGAATCAGCCAAGCAGGCATATCAAAAAGCATATGACGACGGCGATGCCGAAGCCATGTTTGAGGCACAAAAGAATTTAAGCAGACTAGCTCTTGATCAAGCAAAACTAGAAGAGTCAAAGTCTAGACAAGAAACAAAAGAAGCTGCACCAGCACCCGCTCCACAGCCGCAACAACAAGCTCCGCAACAGACGGCTCCTGATCCCAAAGCAGAGGCTTGGGCAACTAAAAACGAGTGGTTTGGGTCTGATCAACCAATGACATATGCTGCTTTTGGCTTACATAGGCAATTAATTGAAGATGAAGGATTTGACCCATCGTCCAATGAGTACTATAATGAGCTTGATCGTAGAATACGTTCCGAGTTTCCGCACAAGTTTAAGGAACAGGTTCGTGATACAGGACCCAGAGTCGCTTCTGCTGAGTCCACGGCTTCTAAGTCGTCATCACCAAAGAAGCGCAGAACAGTCAAATTGACTCCGTCGCAAATTGCAATTGCGAAACGTCTGAATGTTCCGCTTGAAGAATATGCAAAGTATGTAAAGGACTAGATTATGACTGATAGGACTACACGCGAATCAAAATCACGCGCAAAAACTACACGGCGCAAGCCGTGGACACCACCATCAAAGTTGGCAGCGCCCGAAGCTCCAGCAGGTTACCAGCATCGTTGGATCCGCACATCAATTCGTGGAGAAGATGATCGCACAAACGTAGCAGCAAAACTTCGGGAAGGTTGGGAGCCAGTACGGGCTGACGAATACCCGGATCTGGAAGATCAATTTCCAACTATCGATGAGGGTAAATACAGTGGAGTTATTGGTGTAGGCGGGTTAATGCTTGCACGGATTCCAGAAGAAACGGTTGAAGAGAGAACTGAATATTACCGGGAGCAGACCCGCAATCAAATGAAGGCCGTTGACGATAACCTGATGAGGGAACAACATCCCTCAATGCCTATACATAATGATAGGCAAAGTCGTGTATCATTCGGGGGCAAAGAGTAGTCCCCATAACTGTTAAGGAGTAAGCAATGGCAAACGTAAACGTTGCCTTCGGCCTCAAGCCGATTAATACCGCAGGTAGCACTCCGTCTACCCAAGGTACAAATGCATACTTCATTGGCAGCAGCGCAAGCGCGATTTTTCAGGGATCAATGGTAAAGGCTGATAACGGTGGAAGCGTCGTTATTTGTTCTGCTACCGGAGATACTGAAGCTCCCGTTGGTGTTTTTGCTGGCTGTGAATATGTAGATGCCACTACCGGAAAGAAGAAGTTTTCTAACTTCTGGCCCGGTTCGGGTAGCGCTAATACAGATTTTGACATCATTGGGTTCGTCCATGACAATCCAATGCAGCGGTTCATTATTTGTAGCGACGCTACGTTAACTAATGAAGCAACTGCTCGGGCTGCTATTTTTGAGAACTCTCAATTTAATAGTGGCGCAGGTGGTAGCACAACCACAGGTATTTCTAATGCACAACTTGATGTTGCGACTCTAGATTCATCTAATGCCTCTCTTCCTTTGAAGATCGTGGGCATTCAAGATGATGTAGAAAACGCAGATTACGCTGCTGCTGGTATTCCCGTGATTGTGATGCTTAATAACCACGCACTGCTTCAGGCTGATTCTGAAGCTGCGATATCATAAGGGAGTGTAGATAATGGCTATTTCTAGAGCACAACTCGCCAAAGAATTAGAGCCGGGTCTAAACGCTCTCTTTGGTATGGAATATGGACGTTACGAAGGTCAGCATGCTGAGATCTTTGACACCGAGACATCGGATCGGGCGTTTGAAGAAGAGGTAATGCTGTCTGGCTTCGGCGCGGCTCCAGTGAAAGGTGAAGGTTCAGGTGTATCTTTCGACGATGCACAGGAAGCATACACTGCTCGTTACAACCACGAGACAGTGGCTATGGCCTTTTCAATTACTGAAGAAGCTGTTGAAGACAATCTTTATGATCGTCTAGCATCTCGCTATACTCGTGCACTCGCACGTTCTATGGCACACACAAAGCAGGTTAAAGCTGCATCAATCCTGAACAATGCATTCACGGCTGGCGCATTCGCTGGTGGTGACGGTGTTGCTCTTTGTGATGCATCACACCCGCTGACATCAGGTGGCACATTCAACAACGAGCCATCCACTGCTGCTGACTTGAACGAGACTTCTTTGGAAGACTCTTTGATCAGCATTGCTGGTTTCGTTGATGAGCGTGGCCTTATCATCGCGCTTCGCGGTGTGAAGCTGATCATTCCACGTCAACTGCAATTTATTGCAGAGCGTTTGCTTGTATCAAACCTACGGGTAGGTACAGCCGACAACGATGTGAATGCGCTCAAGTCAATGGGCATGTTACCTGAAGGTTATGTAGTCAACGACTACTTGACCGACACAGATGCATTCTTCATCAAGACCGATGCACCTAACGGACTCAAGCACTTTGAACGTGCTGCTCTTACAACTGCAATGGATCCAGATTTCGACACTGGTAACATGCGTTATAAGGCTCGTGAGCGTTATAGCTTCGGCTTCTCAGACCCACGTTGTATCTTCGGTTCACCCGGAGCCTAAGATTGGGCATAATAAAAATCAAAGGGCGGCTATTCAGTCGCCCTTTTTTTATGTATAATACAGCATTCCTGACAGTCGCATGGGGCGGCTGACACTAGCCAAGACAGGAGATCTAAATGGCTAATACTACTTTCAGCGGTCCCGTCCGTTCCGAAAACGGTTTTAAAAACATTATCAAGAACAGCACCACAGGTGCTTTGACTAACGAGATGGCTCTGTCAACCTACACAGCAACAATTGATATTGCTGCTTCAGGTACGGCTCATAAAGAAGCATCCATCGCTATACCTTCAAACTTTATACCTATGGGCGTAGCGGTTACGGTTGTAACGGCTGCTGCTAATAACGTGAATCTTGTTGATATTGGCACAGACGCAGACCCAGATGGTTTTGTTGACGGACTTCCTACAACAGCGATCAATGCAGCAGGTTTTAAAGGTTTCTTTGGTTGTAATGGTGTGTTGGGTATGTCTGGATTTGCTGCTGGTCAAGTAGCCACGGAAACCGCCGATGAGGTTGAAGTAACTATTTCAGGCACAGCAGGTGCTGGTGGTCAGTTGTCATTGAAATTCTTTGGTATTTCATCTGATTCACCAACAGCATAATAGGAGTCTGACATGGCTGCTTCTATTACGGCAAAAACAGTTACAGCTACTGGCACATTGTTGGGCGGAAGAACTCGACTAAAAGCTTTCTATGTAAAGACGGCTGGAAGTGGGTCACCTGCGGTGGTGTTTAAAAACGGCAGTGGTGGGGCAACACAGTTGTCAATGGTGTTTCATACATCTGATGATAACCAAATTACCATACCTGATCACGGCATGGTCTTTGATGATGAGTGTCATGTAACGCTTACAAATGTTGACTCGCTTACAGGGTTCTTTGGCTAATGGCTAGAAGGCCATCTAAGATGCCAAAGCGTAACAAAAAGAATTTCCGCCCCACAAAGTCTGGGGCGGGAATGACTGAGGCAGGGGTAAAAGCATATAGACGTGCAAATCCCGGGTCTAAGTTGAAAACGGCTGTTACGGGTAAAGTAAAACCCGGCAGTAAAAGTGCAAAAAGACGTAAGTCGTTTTGTGCTAGAAGTGCTGGGCAGATGAAAAAGTTCCCAAAAGCTGCAAAAAATCCTAATAGCAGGCTTAGACAAGCAAGACGGAGATGGAAATGTTAAACATCAACAGTCTTATTGGTGGCGCAGCATTAGCTTTCTTGGGTTGGATAGCTTTGACTGTTGTTGAGCTAAAAACGGAAACAGCGGTTATTGCTGTTAAGGTAGAAGAAAACCACAAGATACTGTCTGTGTTGTGGGGAGATTTTATGGAGAAAAGGAATGGCAATCTCGCGTGGGTCAATCGCAAACCAAATATCCAAACCACCGCAGAAACGCAAGTTCGCTAGGAAGAGGCCGACCAACAACCCCAACATAGCTAGAGGATGCGGGATCGTTCAAAGTAACAATAGAAAAGTAACTAAACGCCCAAGAAGGAAACAAAGGAATGCCTAAAGATGCATGCTATCACAAGGTTAAACGACGCTATAAAGTTTTCCCGTCGGCGTACGCAAGCGGTGCAATTGCAAAGTGTAGAAAAGTCGGAGCCGCAAACTACGGCACAGGCGGAAAAAATAAAAAAGCCAAAGGCGGAACATATAAATACAAAACTACGACAATATATTGACAGTGGCTGTATAAGGTTAAAGCCACGATAGGGAGAAAAAAATGGTTGTGGCAGAGGTGCTGACGGGGATCGCTTTAGTCCAGCAGTCTGTTAAGTTCATAAAGGAGAATGTAAATACAGCCAAGGACCTAGGTGCAATAGCAGGTCAGATAGACAATCTATTGACAGGTGAAAAGCAGGTACAGGAGCAACGTACAAAAAAATCTGGAGTTAGTCTTGGGGATCAGTTTGGTATAAAGACTGTTGCTCAAGAAATAATAGACGCTAGACTAGCTCAAGAAAAAGTTCAGGAGATGCGTACACTTGTTGATTTACGATTTGGTCCGGGCACTTGGCAAAGTATTGTAGATGAAAGAGCAAGACGTATACAACAGGCAAAGGAACAGGCTGCTGTTGAACGCCGTAAAAAGCTGCAAGAGGCAAAAGAATTTGAAGAAGTCATGCAGCAAGTTGTTTTGATCGGTGCTGTTATACTTGTGACTTTTGGCTTGTTTGTTTTGTTATTTACGGTGATTTTGTAAGTTTGGAAAAAGCATGGCGGTAAGGAAAACAAAGAGTGGCTTGGCGCTTAAAAGATGGTTCAAGGAAAAGTGGACGGACCAGAGAACGGGTAAACCGTGTGGGCGTCGCAAGGGTGAAAAACGGGGTACTCCATATTGCCGCCCCTCCAAACGCATTAGTTCTAAAACTCCCAAAACAGGGAGCGAAATGACAGCCGCTGAAAAACGTAGTAGAATATCGCAGAAGAAACGTTTAGGTCAGCCAGCGGGTAAGCCAAGACGTGTTAAAGCAGTAAGAAGGAAGAAAAAATGAGCCGCAAAGATGTTACCGGGGACGGTGTTTACACACAAAAAGATTTGCTTGTAGAGCGTGGTATTTTGAAAAAAAAGGGCGACAAGATTGTAAAAGCAAAGAAAGGTAAGTTTATGTGTGCTCCTCGCAAGTTAGAGGCTGGCGCAATGAATATGCCAACAAGAGGAAAATAAGTTGCGTAAACTCATAGAGGAGTGGGTTTACAACGATTTAAGTGTGGTAGACTCGGACTTAGGGTACGCGCCTTGTCCTTTTGCAAAGAAAGCTTTGAGGGATGACAGGCTAAGAGTTGTTGAGTGTATTAGCAGGCAGGATTTATGGGAGACTGTGGCGGTACAGTGTAAGAATTTTAGTAACAAACATTCTGTTATAATCTGTTTGGAAGAGGAACCCAGTCAAACATACGAAGAAGTAGAAGCTGCTTGTATAGCTATGAATGAATGGTTTGCCTGTAATAAACTAGACTTGTGGCTCTTATCCTTTCAGACTGACTTTACTATGGTGTTTATACAAAGATTGTCAGAACTTGATGATGCTAGTAAGATACTTGAGAAGACTGGGTATTATGAAAACTATAGTAAAGAAGACTATGTGAATTTAATTTTAGACCGTAGGTATAGGAGATTTCAAAATGGCTGATACAAAAAAACAAATGGCTGCACTTAAAGAGTTAGCAGAAAAGATGGGTTTTGGTTTAACTAAAAAAACCACAACTAAAAAAATGGGTGGCGGTGCAATGAAAGCTCCAAAACGTATGCGTGGCGGTGGAGCCAACAAAGTCATTGCTAAAAAGATGATGGGTGGCGGTGCAATGAAAAGACCCGTCATGGCTAAAAAAGGTAAGGCAGTGAAGAAATAAATGGCAACTTCAGGATCTACAGACTTTGATCTCGACGTAGCTGAGATTATCGAAGAAGCGTATGAGCGATGTGGCCTTGAGGTTCGCACCGCTTACGACGCTAAATCAGCGCGTAGATCAATGAACTTGATGTTTGCTGACTGGGCTAACCGTGGTTTAAACTTGTGGACTGTCAAGCAATCTACTCAAGCTTTGACACAAGGCACTGCAACATACACATTAAACTCTAATTTTACAGATTTACTTGAAGTTGTTCTGCGTCGTAGCGACGTGGATACTGAACTGACTCGTATGTCTAGATCAGAGTACTTATCCTTACCTAATAAAACAACACAGGGCCGTCCTAGTCAGTACTACTATGATCGTCAAATAGCTCCTCAGATTACACTGTGGGCAACACCAGAAAACTCTACCGATACTTTAGTGTATTATTATGTAAAGCGTATTGAAGATGTTGATACACTGGTAAATACAGGAGATGCACCTTTCAGGTTTTTACCTTGTATGGTAGCTGGTTTAGCCTATTACCTGTCTGTAAAGAAAGCGCCAGATCGTGTGCAATTGTTGAAGTCTATTTATGAAGAAGAGTTTCAACGTGCAGCGGCAGAAGACGAAGATCGTGTGCCACTCAAGATTCAACCTAGTATGCAGTATCTGAGGGTTAACTAATGGCACGATATGCTTCAGGTAAAAAAGCTTGGGGCTACTCGGACAGATCGGGTTTTAGATACCGTTTGTCCGAAATGATTACTGAGTGGAACGGTTTAAAAGTAGGACCTGATGAATATGAAATAAAGCATCCTCAGTTGGAACCTATTCGCCCGGGTTCTGACCCGCAAGCTTTATATCAGCCAAGACCAGATCAACGGACTGAGACAGAAGGTCAAAAACTTTTAATAAGTAATCCTTTTCAATCTGGCTCCTCTGGATCCGCAACAATTACTGTATTTGAACCCTCTCATAACCGCAGCACATCAGATGTTGTTATACTTCGTAAAACAAATGCATTTGATGGGTTTTCAACCACTGCTCTTCAAAAGTCGGTAGGATATCAAATTACTGTTGTAGATAGTGATTCTTACACTATTACTATCACTGGGGACACAGCGTCGGTAGGAAACACGAGAGGTGGTGGCACCAATGCAACAGTTGCTCCGGGTGTAGCAACTTCAACCACATCGACCTTTGATGCAACAAATGTTACACTCGACTCAACAAGTAAGACTTTCGACGAGGGTTAAATGGCAAAGCAGGCAGTAGGAATTGGAACAACCGCGAACGACGGCACTGGAGATAGTCTTCGTGCTGGTGCGGACAAAATAAACGACAACTTTAACGAAATTTATGCAGCGTTAGGAAATAGTTCTGATGTCTTAACTGATATCATAGATGCAAATGGTCTTTTGGATGTTAGTTCCGGTGCTAATAAAATTGTATTCTATTATGCCGCTCTTAGTGATTTACCAAGTGCATCCACATATCATGGGGCTGTAGCGCATGTTCATGCAACGGGCGGTCTTTATTTTGCTCATGGGGGTAACTGGATTAAATTAAATGATGAAACCTCTGGTCCAGTGACCAAGTATACAACTACAGCGGCTACCGGATCTGCTTATCAGTTTTCTGGACCGGGGGCTACTGCTGGAAACAACCCCAATTTTAGCTTTTACAAAGGTCACACTTACCTGATAGATAACTCTTCATATGTTAGCGGTCACCCGCTACAGATAAGAACTTCTTCTGGCGGCTCGGCTTTTACAACAGGTGTTACAGATAATTTCAATAGCACTCAGGGGTTAACTCAATTTATTGTTCCGCATGAGCCTAGTGATACGTCTTTGGTATATCAATGCACCACTCATAGCGGCATGGTTGGAAACATAACAATAGTATAGTGAACATAAAATGTCTTTTACATATGCAGAGCTAAAAACAGCTATTCAGGATTTTGCGGAAAACACGGAAACAACTTTCGTGACAAACCTGCCTGTGTTCATACGCAGTGCAGAAGATCGAGTGTTCACACTTGTTGATCTGGAATTATTTCGCAAAAACGCAAACGCAAACTTAACAATTGGCAGCGAGTATTTGTCAGTGCCTAGTGATTACCTTGCCTCTTTTTCTTTACAGATAACAACCACAGGCAGTAAATCGTTTTTAGATTTCAAAGATGTTAACTTTGTTCAACAGTATGCGATAGATAAAAATGCTAACGGAACTCCAAAATACTACGGTATTTTCGATGTAAACAACTTCATAGTTAGCCCTACACCAGATGTAGCTTACACAACAGAACTGCATTACTACTATCGTCCAACAAGTTTGACGGCAGGCGTGGACAGCGGTACAACTTGGTTAAGTACTAACGCTCCAAATGTCCTTCTTTACGGTTCATTGGTCGAGGCGTATACTTACATGAAGGGCGAAGGAGATATGATGCAACTGTATGAACAACGGTTTGCACAGGAAATACAGCGTCTAAAAGATTTGGCAGAAGCTAGAGAGAATAGTGATGCCTACAGGAGAGGTCTACCTGATAGGCCACGCACTTAATAGGAGTAAAAGAAGATGGCAACATCAAACGCAGCAACCACCTATTTGGAGAACAAGCTTCTTAGCTTTCTCTTCAAAAACAATGCCGGAAGTCTTTCGACTCCCGGTGATAGCATTTATGTTGGATTAGCAACGGCGGTAAGTGATGCAGAGGCTGGTTCCTTAACAGAAGCTACCTTTGGAAATTACGCTAGACAGCAAGTTACGGCATCAAACTGGACTTTGACTTCAGCTTCTGATGACACACAAACTGTTAAGAATTCAGGAAACATAGAGTTTCCTGCATCTACAGGCACGTCAAACACTATCACGCATGCCTTTCTTGTGGACGCAGCTAGTTCCGGTAACATACTATTTATCGGGGCCTTAGACGCTAGTAAAACGATAGCCACTGGTGACATCTTTCGGATAAACACAAACAACCTGACTATTGAGCTAAAGTAATGGCACTAGTGCTCAAAGATCGTGTTAAAGAAACAACAACCACAACAGGCACTGGCACATATACTTTAGCTGGTGCAGTCACTGGTTTTGAAACTTTTGGTCAGATAGGCAATAGTAATACTACATATTACACATGCACCGACGGCACGGACTTTGAGACAGGCATTGGAACTTACACAGCCTCTGGCACCACATTAGCTCGTACAACAATCTTGCAGTCCACTAATTCAGATGCTGCGGTGAATTGGACTTCAGGAACTCGTACAGTCTTTTGTACTTTACCAGCAGAAAAAATGGTTTTCTTAGATGCTAGCGGAAGCATACAAGGTTTTACAGAACAGGATCCAAACGCCTTGGCGTTTGCAATTGCATTAGGATGACAACATGGCAAACGCTTTTAAAACATTTACAGACACAGCGGTAGGCACGGCAAACGCAGACGTTTATACTTGTCCGTCAGCTACAGAAACAACCATTATTGGTCTGAATATCGCAAATATTCTTACCGCTACCATTACAGTCAACGTACAGCTAATTAACAACGACGGTGATAATGTGCACATTGTAAAATCTGCCGTTGTTCCTGTTGGCTCGTCTTTAGTTGCAGTGGGCGGAGACCAAAAAATTGTTATGAACGCAAGTGATATTCTACGAATCACTGCAAGTCAGGCTTCAGCCGCAGATGTAACGGTGTCGGTACTGGAGATCACCTAATGTCATATCTAGGCGGCAATCCAGCAAAATCCATAGCAACCCCGACCAGTCAATCTTTTGACGGCGACGGTTCTACAACCGCGTTTACACTAAATCGTGCTGTAAATTTATCAGAAGAGCTAGAAGTATTTGTAAGCAACGTCCAACAAAAACCGGGTTCCGGCAACGCATACACAGCTACCGGAACAACTCTAACCTTTAGTTCGGCTCCGGGTTCTGGAACAGGCAATGTGTATGTCGTGTACCGTGGATTTTCTGAACGTGCTATTCGTTTTGAAGCCAACGATACAGCAGCTACTGTCTCTGGTGCATTATTTACGTCAGGTTCCAACAAAACTAAAACAGACGTGTTTCAAACTAATGACCAGACCATATCAAGTAATGTCACGATTGCTGCTACAGAAAATGCTTCTGCGACAGGGCCAATAACAATAGCAAACGGTGTAACAGTCACAGTAGCTACGGGTGGAACATTGGTGATACTATGAGTACGTTAAAAGCAGATACTATACAAAGCACGAGTGGCGGTGCGGCTACGCTGACTAAGCAGCATGCAGCGAAACAATGGTTAAATGCTACTATAAGTAGCAACACTCATACCATACAAGGAAGTTTTAATACGTCTTCATTAACGGATGATGGTGCCGGAAGGACAGATTCAGTACTCACAAATAATATGGGTTCTGTGAGATACTCAATCACTTCTAGTTGTTCTTTGAATGGTAGTTATTTGTTTTCACACCTAGGAAATAATTCTTTACAGACTACAGCTCATTATAGAATAAACACAGCAAACGCATTGGCGGAACATGACACCGGTGATGCTCAACTTGACTATGATAACTTGAATAATACAATTCACGGAGACTTAGCATGAGTGCAATATTGCAAGCATCCGGCAATCAATTGCTTCAACCAAACCTTTCAATTTTTCATGCAGTCGCAGTTGGAGGTTCTGGTGGCGGTGGAATAGATTTAACATTGGGAACCTCTTCAGCAGAAGTAACTTTTTTTACTCAGGTACAGATAAACAGAGGAAGTGATTATGATGGTTCATCTTGTAGATATACTGCACCAGTAGCTGGTATATATGAATTTGAAATGTATTTTATAAGTGGAAGTGCAAATGACGTGTTTAGATTTGATTTTGCAAAAAACGGGTCACTATTAAACTTTCAACCACAATTAAGACTCGATACATCTGACTCTACTAATAATGACTTTGAAATTGGTAGCACAGGGATGTTCATAGAACTTGCTGCAAATGATTATATCTCAGTTTTTGGTAAATCAGATGCTGGAAGTGATGCATTTGTGGGTCCACAAGGAACATACTCTTATTTTAGAGGAAGGTTTGTCGCATAATGGCTGGTAAAATTGTAGCAGACCAGATTGAACACAGCACCGCTGGGTCACTTGATACGCAGTATGTGGTGAATGGTAGTGCGAAGGTACACGCACACTACAATCAAGACACTACGACAGTTAACACAAGTTTTAATGTTGCCAGCATTGCAGATAATGCGACTGGTGATTCGCAGTGTAATTATACAGCATCTCTTGATGCGGTTAATTATTGTCTGCAAGTAAGCGGTAAAACAGATGACAATAATACAGACAGCACTGGTAACAGATTATGGGTACTCCCTTATGAAAGCACTGCCAGTAACGGTTCTGCTTTTTGCACAGACACTGGCGGCACTGAGCGTGACCCCAAGATTTTGTGCTACACAACTTTTGGAGACCTTGCATAATGAACACACCAGAATTTCAAGGCACCCACCTGTTTGACCGCCTATGCTGGGCAAAGGAAAACCTAGACGGTGTACAGTCAGACTACCGTGTTGTCTATGAGAACAGCGTTGACGAGTGCGCCAAGATACTGGTGGCTGACCCTAACTGGATGGCGTGTGCATTGCAGGGCGGTATCCTGCCGCCTGTGTGGGTGTACTGGGAACTGGCAAAGGATGAGGCGCAGCCGGACTTCAAGAAGCATACACGGGGTTATCTGCTGCACCAGACAGAGCCAATTGGTCCTCTAACGGAAGAGCAAGCAATCGAATACCTAATCCAGAAGGATGTACCACAGCACGTCTGGCAGAATTGGGATAGCGGCAATAAGCCGAAGATGGTAATATGCAAAAAGCAACAATTACCGAGCACTAGAGAATGGCGCAATTCGTGGCGCATATCTGATGAACTAGCCGCATAGGAGTATCTAATGGCTGTAACAACTTATATTGTGGACAAAGACGGTAATCAGGTCGATGCGTCAACTGCAACCGTCCCATCAACTCGTGATTTTCGTGGAGCGTGGACACTGTCTGGCAGCGTGATTAGCGAAGACTTGACCAAGGCAAAAGAAATATTTGCTGACAAGGTACGCGAGACGCGGACACCTTTGCTTGCCGCACTGGACACTGACTACATGAAGGCACTGGAAGCAAGCTCTGACACAACTCAGATCGTTGCTGACAAGCAGGCTCTTCGTGATGCACCTACCGCTGGTGATGATGCAGACAGCATCATTGCTCTTAAAGCCGCATGGCCTTCATGCTGTGGGGACAACCCTTACGCATAGGGGGACACAATGGCCCTTAGTAAAGCCGAAGCAAATATGGTGGACAACCGTCAGGAGACAACTGACATCAATGTCGTGCGCCGTAATGGTCAGACAATCTCGACTGACTTTACCATTGATGCTGATCAAAATGGCATGAGCGCGGGTCCGATTACCCAGAACGCAACCGTCACTGTTAACGGTTATTGGAGTATCGTATGACCAGTGTATTGAATGTAGATACTATTGCAGATAAGGCTGGCACTGGTCCTGTTGGGTTGACTAAGCAAGCGGCAGTAAAAGTTTTTGCACACTCAAACAACATTACACCTGCTTTAGAAAACACATTAAACACCGCATCATTGACAGATGGTGGTACTGGAAAATTTACTTATAATTTTACCAATAATATGAGTGATGCTACTTATGCAACTTGCGAACAAAGCGGTGAAGAAAGTGGCGCATCAGGAGATGCTAGTATTAGAACTACAAGCGCAAGTCATAGGACAACAAGTTTGTTTAGAACGTCAAATAGAAATTCTAGCAACTCGCTAACTGATGCTGGACAATCAAATATTTGTGTATTTGGAGACCTCGCATAATGGCTAGTATCCTGAAGGTAGATGAACTGCAAGGTATCGCAACGACTGGTGACATTACAGTTACTAGCGAGGGCGGCGCGGCTACGCAGTCACTTCAGCAGGGGTTGGCGAAGGCGTGGTTTCAAGCGCAGATGTATACCAGTAATACGATAAATGACAGTCTCAACGGTTCATCACTTACAGATAATGCGGCAGGTGACTTCACTCTAACAGTTACTAATGCCTTTGGAAATGATAAGTTTTGCATAACTGGAAGCACATCTCAAAGTCACGTTCTGCAAGACAGAAATACCCGTGATGGGGCATATAACAATTACAGAACTACCTCAACACAAAGATGTTCTTCTATGTCTGGTGGTGGCACTAGACAAGATTGTAATCATAACTGTGTTTCGTTCCACGGAGACCTAGCATAATGGCAAGCGAACTGAGAGTCACCACCATTGCCAATAATGCAGGCACCGAGTCTGTCGATACTACCTATGTGATTAATGGTAGTGCGAAGCATTTTGTTCACTTTAATGGAACGGGAACAATATCTATTTATACTGGCGCACTTAACACATCCTCTATTTCTGACACTGGAACAGGCAACACCACAGTCACACTGACCTCAAGCCTTTCTTCTGCTGATGGCAATGCAATTGTAGCAGGAACTGACGGAAACCAAGTGAAAGTAAGAACGTCTGTAAACACAACTTCCACTTACGATATATTAACTCAAAACAGTTCTGGATCAGCAGAAGATAGAGATGATAACTCTGGAGTTAGACACGGAGACCTCGCATAATGGCATACATAGGTATTGATCCAAATGTAGGTGACATCACGTTCCAGCGCTTTACTGGCGACGGGTCTACTACGGCGTTTACTTTGGCTCAGTCTGTAGCAAGCGGCGAAGCTATACTCGTGACGGTGGGTAATGTAATTCAGGAACCGGGAGTTACAGCTTCATACATAGCTCAAGGAACTACTCTTACATTTTCCGAAGCCCCTGCAAATGGCGACGATATTGTTGTTCGATTCTTTGGTCGTGCAGTTGATCAGCCTTTATCCTTTGCAATGCAGATTTTCAAATATGTTGCAACATCAAATCAAACAGCGTTTACCGGAGCCGATAGCACAGGAGCCGTTTTAGCGTTTGGTAGTGATGTAGATATATATCTGAACGGAGTGCATCTTGATACTACAGACTTTACATTAAGTGGCGGTGACACAATCACTTTAGCCTCTGGAGCTACCGCGAATGACGAGCTTGTTGTTCGTTCGTTCCGTGCGTTTGCTGCAACGGACACGGTTAGTAAAGCATCCGGCGGTGCTTTCACGGGTGCTGTTACAGCCACTGGTGGTTTGAATGTGAGCACGGTCAAAGATGCTTCTGCCACGACTACAGCTATGACAATTGATAGTAATGGTCGGATCCTTACACCAGCAAGACCAGCGTTTTTAGCTACGATCACAACTACACACACTATAGACGCATCATCGTTTGCAACAGTTAATTATAACACCAATGGCACTGAACAATTTGATATAGGTAATTGTTTTGATAAAAGCAATAATAAATTTATTGCACCTGTAGCGGGTATTTATCAATTCAATATTTCTCTTCGAGTTAATAGTGGTACATCAAACGACTACATCAATATGGGTTTGAGAACGCCCTCTTACTCAGGCAATGGGCAAGGAACTAGTCAATCTGATATAGTATATCGTTCAGCATATGTTTTAATTGGTCAACCTTCTACTGATTATCAAAGTCTTACTTCCTCTACCATTCTACAATGTACTGCTAGTCAAGAAATAGAACATTGGGTTCGTACTCAGTCGGATACGTCTATTGGTATTGATGATCGTGGTAGTATGTTTTCAGGCGTTTTAATAGGTTAGGATAGCATAATGAGTAGAGCAAGAAACGTGGCAGATTTAATTAACGACATTAGCGGCTTTCCATCCGGCTATGTGGCATCAAAAGATGGCAACAACGATCTTGTTATACGTTACAATGATACGACAGATGTGTTTAGAGTTACAGATGCAGGTGCTGTTGTAGCTAAAGATGAGATCACAGCTTTTGGAACACCGTAATGCCCATCGCTTCTACAGGTCCAGTTACCTTCACTAATCTGCGGACAGAGTTTATTGGCGGCAGTGCCGCCATTAACTTTTCAGACCTGTATCGCGGTGGATCAAACTCGTATATTAGAGCAAAAGCTGGCAACAACACCGCTGTAAACCTTGCACCAAATGTTCCCACCTCGGGTGCAATATCCGTTGGTAACTTTCGTGGAGCATCTAAGGGATTTAGATTTACTTTTACCTCAAATGCAACGAACCAAGATGCGTCAGCGATATTCGGGGATGACTATGGTGTTGACTACCCCAAAGAGATTGTAATCGATAGTGGTGTAGAACTTGGTGGAACTTCGGCATCACAAGAGGCATTACAAATTGACAGCGGCGGCGTTGGTACAATTACAATCACGAACAATGGCACTCTTACTGGTGCTGGTGGTGCGGCTGGTGGTGATGGCGGTGACGCCTTTGAAGCAGATGTAACTTGTATATTTATTAACAATGGAAGCATCCGCTCTGGTGGTGGTGGCGGGGCAACTGGCGGCGCTGGCGGCGCTGGCGGCGGCGGTCAAACTAGTAGCACAGGGGGGTATACCTTGTATACGACATTTAGCGGGGGCAATTGTAATGTCAACTGTTCATCGTCAAGCGGGGGTTACACATATATAAATATTGTCACAGACTGTTCGATTATGATGGAACAAGCTACCACCAAGTGTTACGGAAACAGGGTTACAGTAACAAACACGGATGGTGGTGCGGCTGGTGCGGCTGGTGCTGGTGGTGTTGGTGCAGGTTACGGTCAAAGTAGTGCAGACGGTTCAAGTGGTGGCAGCGGCGGCAGCGGTGGAACCAGCGCCGGAACTGGCGGTAATGGTGGCAACGGTGGCAACGGTGGTGCCTTTGGTGTAGATGGAACAACCGGGACTGATGGAACTGCTGGGTCAAATGGTAATCGAACCAACGGTGCGGCTGGCGGTTCCGCCACTTCAGCAGGTTCCGCTGGCAAGTCTATTAGAGGTATATCAAGCGTTACTTTAACTAACAACGGCACAATTACCGGGCCACAAGCATGACTCGGTTCTATACTGCTAATAACTATAGAGAGATGTTTAGAGATCAATATGTAAATTATTTGTGGGATAGCTACAGAAAGTTACAGAAGTTGATACCTAGTGGTGTAAAAACAATTCTTAGTATTGGTTGTGGAACAGGGGAAATAGAAGAATTAATGCCGTATGATTTCACTTTATATGACCCGTACGGACCTTTGATTGAGCACAGGCAAAAACCAATTGGTCAACATGATTATGCCATTGCTCATGGTGCTGTGTTGTCTGCGGCAAAGTCAGATGAAAAAAAAGAGTTGATTGATTTAGGTTTGTCTCATGCGACAGCATTCTTAATTCATACTGGATATCAAAATCAATCGATAACTGATAGCTGTATGTCTTATTATGAGTGGGATGAAAACGTTTTGTTAAAAGATTACAAATGGAAAAAGGTAAACAAGAGTTACATAGAGGTTTATCGTGAGTCCTGAGAAAAGACTGGATATTTGTAAGGAGTGTGAGTGGTATAGAAAGTCTATTTCACAATGCAAAAAATGCATGTGTATAATGAAAATTAAAGTGCATTTTACAGATGCACGGTGTCCTTTGGAGAAATGGAAATGACACAGTACATAGTAGAAAAGCTGGAGAATGGAATAGCCATACTTAGATACTCCGATGGCAGTTGGGCAGAAATCATTCTATCTTCTGATATGACTCAGGAAGATCTCGACGATGTAGCACATCAGTTTGCACCCAAGGTTGGTTCTGCACCCAAGTTTGTATCTAAGGGTTTTACTAGCAAAGCTAAAGCAAAGACTATTTCAGTAGAAGATGAGCCTGAATCTGCACCACTTTGGCTACAGAACAGAATATCTGCCTACGGAGATCCCATGAGTCAAATAGAGTATATAACAGAAAATGGTCTTGAGGCATGGCAAGTGCATGTTGCTGAAATAAAGAAGAAGTACCCGGAAGAGTAAAATGTTAGCTTTTGACTCCATAGCCACACGATCTTTATCAGAAGCTGCTATATTGAGTGTAGGTTCATCCACAGCAATATCTCAGTTTGATCAGACAAGTGCTGCTTCTGCTACCTTACTTGGTAGTTTGGAGATGATAGGCACGTCAAGCAAGACTTCTATAGCTGTTGAAGTCATGCTTGGTATACTAGAAGCAAGCGCTAATTTCACACAGTCAGCTTCTGGAGAAATTCTTGGAACTGGTGCTGCGGTTATTACAAGTCAGTTTGATCAAACCACAACAGCGGCGTTTACAGGATTTGCTGTATCAGAACAATCAGCTTCCGCAATACAAACAACGATAGCGAGTTTAATAAAGCATGGAGTATCAGAGCAATCAGCTAACTTTACTCAAACATCGGCGGGTCTTAGGGTTAGACTAGGCGCATCAGAACAATCGCTTAACTTTACTCAAACCACACCCGCATCTTTGGTAAGACCCGGAACCGCTACTATTGAAGCGGTGTTTGTTAAGACTGTCACTGGAACCTTTATAGAAGAAGGAACTGCTACTATTGAAGCGGTATTTGTTATAACAACAAATGGTGCTATATTGTGGACGGGCATTGAGAGAGGAACCGTTGACAGTTGGTCAGCTATCACACCTAGTGGCGGCACATGGACAGAAGTAAACGCTAGTGATACAATCGAAACTTGGACAGATATGGTGGTTTAGATGGCATCTACATATACAGCTAACTCCGGTATAGAAAAACCCGGCTCTGGTGAGCAGGCGGGTTCTTGGGGTGCAACAACAAACAACAACTTTGATATAATAGATGCAGGTCTACATGGTCAAACAACCATAACTTGTAACTCTGGAACAGCGTTTGATCTTGAGACAATAGATGGAACTGTTACCGACGGCATGAATAAAGTAATTCTTTTAACGGGTTCTCCGGGTGCATCTTTTGAGTTAGAGATAACCCCAACCGATCAGAAGAAAAACTTTATAATAAACAACGGTACAAATCAAACGTGCACAGTTGTTTACAAAGGTGTCACTCCATCTTCAGGTAACTCTGTAAGCATAGCCGCTAGTGTTATAAAAGAAGTCACGGCAGATGGCGGTGGATCTAGTGGAGTCGTCACTGAATTATTCAACAATAAAAATGATTTAGTTGATGACACTACTCCGCAGCTTGGTGGCGATCTTGATGTAAACTCAAACAATATTTTAATGGGCGGTCAAAGTGTGAAGTTTGGAACTAGTAAGTGGGAGATAGTTTTGGACTCTGGAGACAACGACTTACTGTTTAAATATAACGGTGCTACCGTTTTGAAAATAGCGAGTAATGGATCTCTAACGTCTGCTCAAGATAGAACAGGGTTTGGATCTCCATAATGTCAATTGGATCTACTAATATATCGTTTGGTGATTTGCGGACAGAGTTCGTTGGTGGTAACAAAAACTCCATTAGTTTTTCGCAACTTTATAGAAGCGGCAGTAATATTTTAGAACCCAGCGTAGCGGGTCTAACCAATGCCGCTGCTAGCGTACCTACTAGTGGAGTCATATCTCTAGATGACTTTAAGAATACGGCTAGAGCTTTTCGTAAGACATATTCAACAAATGCCACCAATCAGGATGCGTCAACTGTGTTTGGTGATGATTATGCTGTAGACTATCCAAAACAAATTATTATCGATAATGGTGTTGAGATTGGGGCAACAAGCACGTCAAATGAAGCTTTGCAGATAGACACAGGTCTATCTGGTTCTATTAGCATAACCAACAATGGCACCATAACGGGTGCAGGTGGCGCTGCTGATGGGGATGGTGGCGATGCTTTTGAAGCTGACGTTGCTTGCACTTTGATTAATGCTGGTACGATACGCTCTGGTGGCGGTGGCGGTGGAGCAGGTGGAAGCGGGTCTCAAACGACTACATCTGGCACCACCACATATTATGTTCTTGTATCAGGGGGGAGTCCGTGTACCAGTCTTGGCTATTCTGGAAATAGTGGTACTTCCTACACTAACGTAGGCGGATATTGCCCTGAACCATACAGTGGATATGATGGGTATTCTTCGGGCGTTTTTCAGTACGCAAGTTACCAAACACAAGGAGGAAGTGAGACTTGTAGAATTCAGTGCTACCGCAAAGGACAAACCACTAGCAACACAAGTGGTGGGGCTGGTGGCGTCGGCGCTGGGTATGGTCAAAGTGCTGGTGGTGGCAGTGCAGGCGGAACTGCCGCTGGGGCTGGTGGTGCTGGTGGTGCATTTGGAGGCACGGGTTCTACAGGTGCTAATGGCAGTGTTTCAAAT